CGTTATAGGCCCAGGCGTTCGGGACCACGTTCCAGCAGATGGTGATCGAGGAGTTGGCGTCGACGGCGGCGAAGACCTCGTTCGACGCCGGAGTCTCGCCGCCAGCGCCGTCGAGGGCGGTGACGACGTAGTAATAGGTGTCGGCGGGGAGCGTGCCGGAGCCGGTCGTCGAGACGGCGAGGTCCTGAGGAGGGCCGAGCGGGAAGGACGCGTCGGGCGCGAGGACGAGGTAGTAGGGAGCGACGCCAATCGGCTCGAACAGGGTCGTCGACTCGAACCGTCCGCGCAGGCCGGGCGCGGCAAGGCCGTCGAAGGCGTTGACGACGGCGGTCCCGTCGCAGGCGGTCAGCGCGCCGCGGACGGTATAGAGAAGGTTCGAGATCCGCGAGACCGATCCCTTCGGCTGGGTGATCGGGTCGGAACTCGAAATTATTCCCTTCGTGAACGGCCCTTGCACTACTGGTCGTAGCACGCTAAGTCCTTTGTTATCATGGAATTATCCAACCGCCGCCCAAATTGGGAAGAACCTCAAGCGAGGCGCTGGAGTCGCCGACCTGACGCGGTCCAACGACCACTCGATTGGTCTTATACCAGGACTTCAGCCCGTTCTCGTACTGGGCGTAGAGCTTGGCGTACTGGTCGGTGTCCTGCTCGGCGAGGCGCGCGCGGGCCAGGCCGTAGAGATGGAACAGCGTCTCCCAGCCGACCGGGACCGGGATCGCGGTCATCGACTGCCCCGGCTGGAACGTCGGGTTGTACATCCGCCAGCCGTGGAAGAACAGGTTGAGTTCGGTGACCAGGGAGCCGGTGGGATGGGCGGCGGCGGTCGACCCCCCCAAGCCCCGGATCAGATTGCCGAGCGTGTTCCCGGTCATCGGCGCGTAGGCCATGATCTCGTTCTCGACCTGGACCATGCCGTTGGTAAGCAGGAACTGGGCCAGCGATACGGCGGTGAGGGAGTTGCCGAAGGAGGTCAGCGGCGCGGCCAGCGTCGTTTGTCCCGCCGTCCGCGCGGGCTGCGGCCAGACCTCGATCGCCAGGCGGTTGTCGAAGACCGACATGGCGACCTGGGACAGCACCGACGCGGTGATGGCGTTGCGCCGGAAGAAATTGCCGACTTTATCGGACGCCAGGGGATAGCCGTCGTACCAGACATCGCCGATGTCCCGCCATTGGCCGGGGACGATGTAGGTGGGATTGCCGACGATGGTCGCGACGCCGGCGTAGTCGATCAGGCCGCCGCAGATTTGGGAAGCCAGCTTGAGCGCGTCGTTGGTCCAGTCGTAGAGGGTCGCGCAGGAAAAGGAGTCGCCGTCGGTGTCCGGGTTGTAGGCCGAGTTGCGGGTGGGCGGCTGGCCAGCGCCGGTCGGCTGCGCGGCGATGTTGAACGAGGTGACCTGGAAGGAAGTCGGCACCTCGACAAAGGAGTTCTCGCCGCCCGGAGCGCCGCCCTGGCCCGAGGCGAACGTGAGGTAGGCGCGGGCGTAGGTTGCGCCGGGCAGGGTGATCGTCGATACGGTAATGAGCTGGCCGACGCCGACCGCGATGGGGCCGATTTCAGCGGCGCCCAGCGTCTCGCCCCAGGGATTGCGCTGGGTGACGATGAGCCAGTAGTTGCCGTTCGGGAGCAGGGCGCCAGCGCCGCCTGCGACTGCGGTCGCGGTCGGGACGCCCAGCGTTTGCGGCTGGTCGGTGATCGCGGTTCGGATTTTCTGGACGATATCGCCGACGAGCATCGCGTCTCCGCTCTACAAAACGAAAGGGGCGGGAGGCGTTGCCGCCCGCCGCCCCCTGGGAGGAACTTTGGATCGACGCCCGCGTTCTACGGCTCTCCGCAGAGTTCGACGTCGGCGGTGGCCGTCTCGCCGGTGCCCGAGAGGGTGATAACGACCGAGAAGGAGGTCGCGCCGGTGCCGATCAGATCGCCGGATGCGCCGCCGTTGCCCGACGCCAAGCCGGTGTCCATCAGGAACTCGCCGATCATCTCGACCCACGAGGTCGCCGACAGCGCGACCGCCGCCGCTGGATGGAGCGAGAGCGCGCCGAGCCGGACCGTGTTGGTCCCGTCGGTCGCGGTCGCGTAGATGTCGGTGAGGGCCGGGGAAGTGCCCGCCGCGCCATACACCTTGGCGCGGATCTTGCCCCTGGCGAGAGGGACCACCGAGGTTGAGAGGGTGATCGTGTTCGCGCCATCGACGAGCGGTTGCGCGACCTTTTGAACCAGATACCCGGAGCCATAGCCGGCGGTTGCGGTGCCTACCGAATTGACGATTGCCATTTGCGTTGGTCCTTTCCTCGCGCGTCGGCGCTTAGGTGATGCTGTAGATTTCCCCGCCCATGCGCGGCGAGAGGTCGGCGAGCTGCCAGGTGAGATAGATATTGCTCACGAGGATGCGCTGATTCGAAGGCTTTACCCAAGGGTCGATGGTGAAATAGTCGGCCTCGTGGAACACCGGGAACATATATTTCGAGTTCATGATCCACGCGGTCGTCGCGGGGGCGTTGCGATCCGCCAGCACGATGCAGTTGTTGAACAGGAAGTGGTAGCGGAACCCGGCCTGCAGCGCTTCCTTGTCCTGCATGTTGTCCATGTAGCGGATGTTCTGCTGGAACTGCTGCTTGAACGACGCGTAGGAGGTGTTGTTCATCACCATGATGTCCGGCTCGTCGTAGCCGAACACCGTCTGCCAGTACTGGGAATCGGCGACGGCGGCGGTTAGAGGGGCCGCGCCGCCGCTAATAGGGGCCTGCGGCAGCCAGAAGGCGTTCGCGGCGGTTGAACGGTTGATGCCCGCGATGGTGTTGGTCGTCGAGCCCAGCCACGCGGGGATGTTGTCGATGTCAAGGGAGGTGTTCTGCGGCGCAGTCCCCCACAAGGCGCGCGCCAGCTTCTGCATGAACGAGCCCGCGGCGGTCTGGAACTTCTGGCGGACGATGTCGACGCCCGCGTAGCCGCCCCGCCCGAGGATGATGTCGGTGTAAGGCAGCACGACGGCCTCGTAGTAGAACCGCCATTGCTGCTCGGCCGGCTGCACGACATCTTGCAGCGCGGTGTTGAGGAGTTGGGCGCCGTAGTAGGCCCCGCCGGTGGTCTCCTCGGAGAAGAACTCGGGGTAGACCAGGGCGCCGCCGGCCATTTTCTTGCCGCGGCGGACCAGCGCCCAGAGGGTCGGCGATGGGAGAAGCACTTGATCGCCCAGGACCGGGCTGATGAACTTCTGCACGATCGCTTGAACGGTGTTGACCAGCGCGGCCGGTGGGCTCGCTATTCCAGTTCCGATGACTGACGCCATGTGGGCCTCTCCTTGGACGAAACGAACGTCGAACGTGGGACTACTTCTTAATCGATTGCAGCGGTAACGGTGGCACGCTCGGCGGCGTTACCCGCTCTGGCTGCGGCTGCGCCTGCACGGTCTGCCGATACTGCTGGTACGGCTGGCCCGACGGCCGCGCGGCCTGCGATTGCCAATCGGTGATCGTGTCGACCAGGTCCCTGGCGACGCCGACATCGTTGACCCCGCGCGAGGTCAGCACGATCGAGACGACCTCGGCGAGCGAGGGGCGATAGCCGGACGGCTTGCCCGCGTAGAGACCGGGGAATCGTTCCGCCAGAGGAGCGCTCACGAGACGCTCTCCCCGCGCATCGCCGCTTGCACGTCGGGATCGGCGGCGACCATCTCGGCGGTGAGGTCCTCGATGCGCTTGTTGGGCGGCGCGGCCGTCGCGGCCTTCTGCGTGGTGATGCGAGCGGCCCCGCCACGCCCAGGTGCAGCGGCGGCGGCGTTCTGCTCGGCGTCCCAGGTCGCGCGGGCGGCTTTGACCGCCTCGTCCTGTGCGGCCTTGATGCGGGTCGGCTCGGTCAGGCGGGTGATCGAGGGGCCAAGCGTGGGCAGGCCGAAGCGGTCGTACTGTTTGGCCGCGATGGCTTCCTGCGCCAGCTCCTCGAAGGATTTGTCCTTGTAGCCGGAGCGCTCGTACTCGGTGCGCATGCGCTCGAAGGCGTAGATGGAGGAGACCTGTTCCAGTTGCTTGCGCTGGGTCTCGGCGAGGTCGACCGCGCGCTTGGCCTCGGCCATGACGGCGGCGATTTCGGAGACCACGGGGGCGTAGAGGGGATCGGTCCTCCAGTCGTAGCCCGCGTTGGCGTCGGTCTTCTGCTGAACCGTCTTGTTCTTCGCGGCGGCTTCGTTGAGACCGGCGAGGAGCTGAGAGGCGTCGTCGGCCAGCTTCTCGGCCTCCCTGCGCTTTAGTTCCATGACGCGCTTTTCAGCGTCGACGGCGCGAGACATGCCGCGCAGGTCGCCCACCTTAAACTTGTTCCCCTTGACCTCGATGTCGAAGTCGTCGCCGAGGTCGGCTTGCGCCAGCAGTTCTTGTAACGTCATCGTCGTTCTCCCTTTTCGTCGTCGCTACAACGTCGCTACATCCCGGAACCGGAGCCTTGCGGCGGCGACGCGCCGAGGGCGCCGGGAGGCGATGGCTGCGGGATGGCCGAGAGCGCTATGGGGCCGCCGGACGCCCCGCCTGGAGCGCCGCCGCCGCCGCCGGGACCGTTCACCGCCTGCATCGTCGATTGCGCCGTCTGCATTTCCTTGATCCCGGAGTCCAGGCCCTTGAGGCAGGACGAGAGCGCGCGGGACGCGCCGGGAACGCGAAAGGCGTACTGGGTGATCATCGCCGCCAGGTCCTTCTTGATCTGCATGAGCTGCTTGAGGCCGTAGGCGGGGTCGGCGCCTTGGAGCTGGGTCGCGGCCGAGCCCACGGCGGCATCGGCGGTGCCGGTACCGGTCGCGCCGGAGCCAGCGTTGCCAGCGTCACCGCCTGCGCGGGACGACAGCATCGAGAGAAGCATACGTGGATCGAAACCGCCGCTCGCCATCGCCAGTTACCCTCGCCGTCTTACCTTGCCGTCCTTGGCCGTCGAGCCGCCCTTGTCGAGCCCGTGCATCAGGCCGGTCGGGTCGGGCGGGTCGATCTCGGTCGGCGGATTGGCCACCGAGGGATCGTTCTTGGTCATGTTCCCTTTTTCGTCGATCGGCGTGAGCATCAGGTCGTACTTGTCGCTGCTGAACTTGTCCGGCATTGTGAGTCCTCCCTCGCTGCGATTGCTGACGGGAGGACGACTCCCATCCCTTCAGTCGTCCCCCGTCGAGCGCCCCTTCCCTTCACGTTCCTTGTGCCGAGCCGGTCAGCGCTTACTTGCGCTTCCCGCCACGACGATGTCCCCGCCTTTTGTTCTGCACGGGCTGATCTTCAAACATTTTGGCCTCCTTTCATCGCCACGATCCGGCGCAAGGCCGGAGAGACCGATGGCGAGTCTCGATTGGAAAATCGTTGGCGTCGGCGTCGGCGCTAGTAGCGCTTGCCGCCGCGCCGGGTGGACGTCTTGCCCATGCGCCGTCCCTTGAACGCGCCTTTGGCCATCAGTTCGCTCCCATGTCGTACGAGGTCAGGCCGTCGGCCGGTGACTGCGGCCGCTCGGCTCCGTAGATCAGGCCGCGAGAGATCATCATCGCGCCTTGGCGGGCGAGGTAGGCCAGCCAGGCGGCATCGGTGAGGAACTGCTCGTGGACGGATTTGTGAAAGGTGAACGGGGCCGCCGGGACGCCGTTGACGGCGACGCGGACGCCGCGCCAGCCGTTGGCGTCGAAGAACGGATCGATGTCGATCAGTTCGAAGTCGACCAGCGAGCGGCCGTCTGAGATCTTCACGACGGCGAGAGTGCGGGACCGGGGAGGGCGGTTACAAGGGTGAGGCTTCCGGGATACGGGGACTACTGGATGGTAATTGCGCCCTCGTCGGGCATGGCGACCCAAAAACGCCCGCGCGAATCGCGGTAGACGGAGAGATGCGCGAAGGTTCCGTCCCGGCACCACATGCGGATCAGGCGCTCGGAGCGGCCGAAGAACCGCGCCAGCCACGGGACCGAGCGCCATTGGCAATGGGGACGGGGGAGGGGGCGGGGAGGGGGGAGCGCCGACGAGAGCGGGCGAGCCGTCGGCGGCGCTGGGGGCGAGTTCATTTGGCCGTCTGCGTTTTCTGCTTCAACGCCCTTTCATACTCGGCCCTGGGTAAAGGCATGTTGCTATCGCCGCTATAGTTCGGCAGGAAGACCTGCTCCTGCCCGCCGTTGGGCATCCAAGCGTGAGTGCGATTAGCGTAGTCATCCGCCGCCTGCTGCGACGCGAACAGACCAAGATGTTCACCGCTGGCCCGATACTGCGCTAGCGCAGCGTCCTCAAGCGCCTGCATCGCCCTTCGGTCCGACTCCTTGGGGATCCTGCCGTCGGGCGTTAGAAACTTGCCCCCTGCGATCGTGGGAACCAGCGCCCACTGGCCGTTGCCTACCGGAACTGTAGCGGAATAGATCGTGCTAGGAGAGCCATCGTCGTTCCAGATCACTGGACGGTGGTTCACGTCGATGTTGCCGGTCTTGAGCATTCCCGGCGGAAGAGGGGGCGGAGGCGGAGCGGGCGGCGCAAGCGATGCAGGCGGCTTCGGTGCCGGCTGCGATTGCAAAAGCTGGAGAAGCCGCTGAATCACGCCCGGCGAGTTCATTTGCGCGTCACCTTGGCCAGCGCGGCGAGCTTCATCTCGTTTTCGACGGCGGCGGCGGTCTCTTCGGCGTCCGGCCAGTCGAGCGCGAGGAGCAGGTGGAGAACGTCGATCGCACCGGCTTTTTTGAGTTCGAGGGCCAGCTTGTGGTAGGCGTCCTTGGACATCGGCGTGATCGAGCCCTCGGCGAGACGGACCTCGAAGTGATCGTCGGCGGCGGCGGGCGTCCACTTGACCGACTTTGAGACGGCGGAGTCGTCGGCGGACTTGGGCGTCGGCGTTGGGAGAGTCGCGTTCGGATTAGACGCCATCGTCGCCTCCCGAGCCGCCCGCGTCCGGCTGCTTGTTCGGCCCCGCGAGCCAGAAGAGGCGCTCCTTATTGTAGAAGCGGGTCATACAGTAGAACAAAAGTTGCGCCGCCTTCTCGACGCTATAGGCGAACAGCCGCGCCTTTAGCCGGGTGATCGACTGCGACTGCGTCACCGACGCGTCGAACAAATCCGCGCCGACGTTCCCCGCGCCGGGGTTGCCCTGCCGCGACTGGCTGAATCCTTGGAGGTCGCGCTGGAGCTGGAGATACTGCATCGGGAGCTGGATCATCTGCGAGGGCATCTGCGGCGGGTAGAGGACCTTGGGCTCGCGTTGGGAGTTCGGCGCGAGGGTCAGGATCTCGCCGGGGAGGCCGCCGACCGAGTCCGCCGTCAGCCCGGACTCCTCGGGGAGCAGGAGCATCCCGTTGTTCTGGCGATAGGCGTTCTCGTAGGTTTGCGTCATCAGGCGCTCGGCGGCTTCCTGGAGCAGGCGGGAGATTTTGACCGGCGACGGGCACCACGCCGAGTCCCACGGCGGCAGCGACCAGACGGGAATCGCGGGCCAGTAGCGGTCGAGCGGCAGCCAGGCGTCGCCGTCGACCAGGATCGTTCCTTCGGCGTCGACGATATACCGGCCAAAGGGGTACTTGGGGAGGTAGCGGGGGATAGGGAGATGGCGGGCGGTGAACGTCGCGCGCTGCATCTCGGTCGGCTCGATCAGGGTTGAGTCGCGGGCGAACAGATGGCGGACGCGCAGGATGCCATCGCTGGAGTATTGCTCGCCGCCGGGCAGGCCGCGCACGGTAACCGACATCGGGCCGGGGGGCATCTCGATCCCGCCGGCGGGCGGGCCGGCGAGGGTTTCGGCGCGGGCGGTGCGGGCGCGAATGAGGCCCGCCTTGTCCGGCCAGCGGCGCTTGATCTCGTCGAGGTAGAGGTTGTCCTCGATGATCTGGAAGGACCACTGTTCGGGCCAGGGGGAGATGGGATCGCAGTAGACCGAGCGCTGCTCGCGGGCGACCAGGCGGGCGGAACCTTCGCCGTCGTCGGCGAGAGGGTCGTAGTAGCCGTGCAGCCAGGCGGTCCCGGCGAACTGGGAATAGACCTGCGCCTGGAGGAGCTGCAGGGACCATTTCTCCTGCTTCCAGTGCGCCTGGAAGGCCTTCTCGCGCTGGGCGTCGCGGCCGGAGCGTTTGTTGACGATGGACACGCGCACCTGGCCGTCGGTGAGGTCGGCGGCGTCCGAGAGCAGAAGCATCTGGAGCTGGGGCGCGGCGATGTACGGCTTGTAGGTCGGGGCCTTGCGCGAGCGCGTCCGGAGATTGTAAAAGTCGCGGGTGTCGTTGTCGGCCCCGGTGCCGTAGACCTCGCGGCGGGCGTCTTCGCTAAGGCGGCACAGCTCGTCGATCTGGCGCGAACGGATGTCCTTGTCGGTGGCCGAGTCGGGAGTGTTACGGGGGGACGCGCCTTCCGAGGTGCGGAAAATTGTATAGGCGGCCACTTACACAGCCTTCCGTTTTTGCCCACGTCGGCGTTGGCAGGCGATGCAGTAATGATCCTTCCGAACAACGACTCCTTGGCGCCTGACGAGATATACCTTTAGGTTATCGCCTTCCATTGGATGACCGTATCTACATAGGGTCTTTCGGTATCCACGGCCCGCCGACCGACAGGGGTATAATTTTGCGAAGCGTATCGCATCCAACGCCGCCACCTTTTTGATTTGCAAATAAGGTAGCAGGCCCTCTAGCACGACAAGGGCGGGGGGACCGCCAATCACCAAGAGATAGTGATCTTGTTTATGACTGTGCCGACGGGATCGAGATTTCTCGGAATTTGACAAGCAAAGAATCCTAAAGTCCGGTCGCAATCCGGCCTTCCCCACCAACGCGGTTGCAATTTGAGTGAGCAAACTTCGACCGCGTTCCCGGCTTTGGGAGATGCGAAGGCTAAGCCCGCTTTTCCCTGTGCCGTGAGAGATACACCCCTCGCCATCCACAAAGCCCGCAAGATACGCCCAAAAGTTCTCGTTGGAGAGATGGTGCAGCATCAGTTGATCGTCCCGTCGGCCGCCGTCACGATCACCGCTTCGAGTTCGCCGGTGGTAAGGAACTCCTGCACCTTCTCGATGGCCGAACCTTGCTTCGCGCCGGTGTCGGCTTTGACGAACGTCTCGACGTGGATAATTAGATCCGCGTAGTCCTTTGGCTGAATCAGAGCAGGCACGAAAATGTCACCATGGCTTGCGAGATCACGAAGCAAAGAGAGGTATGCCCCTGTGCGATCCTTTTCCCTCGCCGCACTGAACTCCGACCAGACCTTTCCCCACAGCAGGCGCGGATTCTCGGCGGGAACGTCGATGGCGTCGCCTATTCCGCCGGGTCGTCGGTCGTCGCCGTCGTCGTCGTCCGGGGCTGCGCCGCCGTCGGGGTCTGTTCGGTGCGAAAGCGCGTGCGCACATGGCCCTCGCTGGCCTCCCGCGCCAGTTGGGCCTCGCGGGTCCTGGCCTCCTCGAACGCGGCGAGTTCCTCGTCGGAGCGGATCACGCGCCGCTGGACGTTTCGTTGGGCCTGGATCGTCGGGGCGTCCCGGTCCTCGGGGGCTCTCAGCCAATTGGCGTTCTCCGCTTTTACGGCGATGGCGCGACCGAAGTTCGAGGTCACGCGAAGGACAATTTCGTTGGTGAGCCTATCATAATCGTAAATCAGGAATCGAGCGTTTTCGTAGGAGTCGTAGGTGGCGGCCTTGAGACGCAGCTCGCCGCCGTGCTCCATCACCACGCAGGTGAGGATGCGGGCGACGTTGTTGGGGTCGTTAGGGTCCAGCTGGTGCGACGGCATCGCTATCTCCGTTCCTTGTGGCGCTTGGTCTCCAGGGCTTTCGCGGCACGCTGCCGAGCCCTTACCAATCTTTCCGTTCGCTTAACAAACTCCGCGGATCCAAGACGCAGGACCGCTCGATGAATACGGTCTAGCGCCTGTAACAGCATTTCGTTGTGGGATTCCATCGCGAGGTCCACGCGGCTACGCGTTTCCAGCAGTATCTCGCCGATGGTCAGCACTGAATGCTTACGTCGCCTCACGCGTCCTCCATGACGTTGTCCTCGTCCCGCACGCCCCGGTCGATCGACCGCTGCACCCTGGCGTGATGCCGGGCCAGCATCCCGCGCGCGTCGTCCACCACCCGATCCCCGCGCAGCTTCATCTTGTTCAGCGCCTCGGCCTCGATCTCGTCGTCGCGGCTGCGGATGCGATTCGGGGACCGCGGCGGCGCCCAATGGAGACGGGCCAGGTTCGCGAGCATCGAGTTGTGGACGGCATAGCCTTCTGCGACGAAAGTCTCGGGACCGCGCACCTGGAGGTCGTATACATTCCCCCGATGAGGCACGTGCCGGATAATCTTAATTGGTGTCCAGAAGCCCTCATCGGTTTCGACGACGTGGCGCTTCTCGAATCGCCGAACAACGCCGCGTTGCTTTCGCATCTTGCCGGGAGCAGCGAACTTGGTAAAGTATTCCGGCGTCATGTGGATGACGTTGATGTCTTGGCTCGACGGTCGCGCAACCGTACACCAAATACCCTCGTCGATAAGAATTTGACGAATCTGCCAAACGAGTTGCTCCGACTTCGTACTGCAAAATAGATGCTCACGTTGGTTCGAGGACGAGCGGCAGCCATCGCCATCGATCCAGGCGCGTAGCAGCGGGAGCAGTCCCATTGAGCCGAACAGGTTTTGCGAGAGGAACTTTGACTCCGATAGCCGTCCGCAGTTTCCGCCCAGCAACGCGCTCCAATAATCGGACGTGTAGCTCAGGACGAACCCGTTGCCCTTGCTTTGTCTGAAGCGTGGCGCGTTGCGTTCGTAGAGCCGACCTCGGGCAAATTTGGGCGTTGGCGGGTCAAGCTGAACCATGATTCGCGCGAGCTGCTCTGCTACGTCGCTCTCGTTACGGTGCAGAGCGAAGCTAATGTTGTTACCGCGACAGATACAGCCTTCTGCCAGATACCAGCCCATTACATAGAGTTGGTCGTCGGTGAATGGCGCGGGGTGAAGTCCCTTGCGTTTCGGCACGAGAAGCGAATCGCCGACGGCAAGCTCACCGGCAGGCTTCCATCCGACGTTAACGCGAATCTTCTTGCGCGTTTTCGTTCCGCGCTTTCGCCATTCGTAGCGGGAGTAGTAGACGCGATGATTCCGAGTGAGCTGCAATCTGCGGTGGCTGCCTAACGCCTGGATAGAGATGAGATCGCCGCGATAGAAGTTTGTGGCGGTTCTGACGACAAAGTCCGTTGAGCCATCGTGGCACATGACCGTCTCGGCCTTTTCGACGCACTCTATCGCCCGGACTCCCTCATTCGTTGTGACCAGCGTTCCCTCCAAACAGCAAGCAAATAAAATATCGTCGTGCCCCTTGCGCACGTCGATACGAACGTCCTTGCGCGTGCAGAGTTCGATCTGGGACACCAGGTCGGCGTCGTAGAGGACGATCCCGTAGTCTCCGGAACTGCCCGCGCCCTCGCGCAGCGCCAGCCGCATGTACTCGAACATCTGCGAGCGAATCCACGAGGTGATGTCGATCCACAGCGACTTCGACAGCTGCGCGCCGGTGAGCTTGTCGTCCTTGCCCTTCCAGCGGTAGATGTTCGGGTAGCGCATCAGCTCGCGCAACGTGTAGAGCGCGCCGGAGCCGTAGCCGCCGGTGAGGTCGCCGTTGATCATCGCGCGGTTGTAGTGGCGGCCCAGGGAGTTGGCGTGGCAGCCCAGGATCTCCGGCTGGCAGTAGTCGGCATAGGTGAAGACCTGATGTCCGGTCGTGCCGTCGAAGCCGACGATGGCGGAGAAGTCGCGCCCCTCGTCCCCGCGCGCGGCGTCGCAGCCGAGGTAGTAGTAATGGCCGGGGACGGGGTCCTCGTAGAACTTGAGCGTCCCCTCGGCGTGCTTGCGCAGGATGAGTTCGCCGTCGGTCGAGCGTTCGATGAAGCCGCGCCATTTCGGTTCGCGGACGTTCTTGCGCGCCCAGTTGATTTCCTCCATCTCGAAGGCGGGATAGCCGGAGGCGATGAAGGACTCCTCCGCCGTCGTCGCGTATTCCTGGTGGAAGGTGGAGACCGAGCCGCCGCACTCGGGCGAGGCGATCTTGAGGCGGCGCCAGGCGAGTTGGCCGAGGGTCAGGCCGCGCTTGAGCAGGTCGCGTTCCTCGTCGTCGGCGGGCGCGTCGGCGGCGAAGGCCTCGTCGGCGACGCAGGCGGGGTCGTCAACCCAGGTCAGGAAGATCGCTTTCCACTCGGACTTGCCTCCCGCCGCGTCCCAGTACATGTCGTAGAAGACTTCGCCCTCGCCCTCGCGGCCGTTCGGCGTCGTCTCGATGATGCCGATGGTGTCGCGGTGGGTCTGCAGCGCGGGCAGCAGCGACGGGAAGACTTCCGGCGAGCCGTAATGCGCGCACTCGGAGGCGTGCAGGGCGGAGACGGTAAAGCCGCGGCCGCTGGTGTCCTTGCCGGCGGTGACGATCTGCATCAGCGACTCGCCGGAGGGGTGCGGGAAGCGCACCTCGCGCTCGATGGCCTCGATGTTGAGAAAGGGGATCGCCGGAGTGAAATCCTTGGGCACGCGCATCAGCACTTTGGACGTTTTGAAGGCGTCGGCGACGATCAGGTCGTGGGACGAGGGATAGGCCAGGCAGTGGCAGAACAGGAGGCCTTCGGCCCAGGAGGAACAAGTCACCCGGCGCGCCTTGCAGACGATCAGGCGGACGGGCTTGCCCGCGTCGGCCATTTCGGCGGCGGCGCGGTGCAGCTTCCGCTGGTTATGGAAAAAGCGGAAGGGTACTACCTTGGAACTGTCGCGATCCCTGATTGGGAGTTTTGAGAGGAATCGCTCCACGGCCGCGTAATTCATTGAGGACTCCGGCGCAGCCGCGCACGCGAAGATTCCAGCAGGCGCAGGTGGCGCGGATCGTCGTGCGAGGAGTATCGGCCGCTCACTTTTTCGGCTCGCTCCCTCGCGCCCCGCTCCCCTCCCGGACCCATGTCTGGTAGCACAATTCCGAGCAAAAGTAGATCCGCCGCTGGATGTTCGTGTCCTTGACGTCGCGCACCGGGAACGAGGAGACCCACAAGGGAGTCCCGTTGGGACGCAGTCCGGCGACCGGCTTCCTGCACTTGCGCCATTCGCAGCGGATGTGCTTGTCGCCGTTCATGCGCGTTTCGATGATGCGCGCGCCGTCCTCGGCGATGCGGCGGAGGTCTTCGAGGTACTGGAGGGAGCGCTCGATGTCGAGGGAGGTGAACGGGGCGATCCATTGCTCGCGGGCCTCGCGCACTGCGGTCCAGCGGGCTTCGACGGCGGCGCGGGCCGAGTCGCTGCGGGAGCGTTTCTCTTTGTTGTCGGCGATGATGGATTCGGCGGCGGCGGGCGGGACGTCTGGATCAATCGCGTCCGAAGCGGCTTTGGTCGTGGTCATGGGAGTCTCCCTTTGGCAATCACCAATACTTTCGCACGAAGTGGACAACGGTCCAGAGAACGACCGCCCAAACGCCCACATAGATCAGGATAATCGGGATGTACCTCTTAAGCACGGTTCGATCCACCTGCCGGTTGATCTCGTCGTTGCGCTTAAGAGCCGCACCGAAGTCGCCACGGTCGACCGCATCCTTGAATTCTTTATCCATTATAACGTTATAACGTCATCGTCCGCTGAGCGCGCCGCCGGGCCGCACGCCCGCCAGCAGGGCCATCGCCGTGTCGACCATCTGCTGGCGTGCGGCGGTCGGGAAGTCGATGCCGTAGACGGAGAGGCGGGCGGCGAGTTCGTCCATCTCCTCGATGATCACGTGGACGATGGCGTCCTCGGTCACGCGGACGGGGGTCGCAGGCCCCGCCGAAGCCGCTTGGGTCGACGCCGGGAGGCCCATGCCGGGAGGGTCGGGGAGGGAGGCCAGGTCGCCGCCGACGGTTTCGCGCTCGGTCGGGGCCTCGGGGTCGATGCCGAAGCGGGCGGCCAGATCGTGGTTGTACTTGAGCGCGGGACGGCGGGCGCGTTGCGGCGGCGGCGCGGGCGACGATGGCTGTCGCGGATCGCTCATGTGAAATAGACGGGACGCCTCTCGCGCCGCCGCCGTTCCTCCACCCGCTTGCGCACCGCTTCCTCCTGCGACCGCAGGCGCGATCGTACGATGGCCGTCGGCTTCGACACCACCTGGATCAACCGGCAGGTCTCGCAATAGAACGTCCAGTGGTCCGGCCCCTCGTTCCTGAGGACCAGGGCGGAGCGGCCGCATTCACGTTTGGCCTTGAAGTTCGCGCACGGGGGGAATTCCATCGCTAGGCCGCCTCCATCCCCAGCCGGGATCGCGCCCGCGTCTTCAGATCGTGCGTCAGCCAGACGCGCTTCTGCCACGCCCGCCAGCGGAACAGGTAGGGGAGGTAGCCGAGCGGCGGGCGCGCTTCGACCGCGCAGCGGGAGCGGTAGCGGGCGTAATCGGCGCGCTGGGCGGCGCGGACCAGGGAGGCGTCGGGGCGGGAGAGGTTGCCGAGGCGCCCGGCGCCGTGGTCGAACAACAGGTAGCGCACATGGGCGCGCCGGAACTTGATGCCGGAGAGTTCGCGCCGGCGCAGGTCGGCGGCGGTAAGAGGCAACGGGAGCAAGGTCCAGTCGTCCAGCGTCGGCAGCGCGGCGATGGCGGAGGGGGCGATCACGGCGGCGACGATAACGCCAGCGAAGCCGCTTGTCAACCGTTGACGGAAGCGGCTTCGGCGTGGTAGGGTCGCGGGCGCGATGGCCGACGCGGCGGCGAAAACGACGAAAGCGACCAAGCCGCCGACCGGCGCCGGGATCGACGAGCGCCTGCGCCTCTACCTCAAGGAGCTGGGGCGCAAGGGCGGCCGGTCCAAGTCCAAGGCCAAGATGGACGCCGCGCTGGTCAACGTCGAGAAGGCCAACGAGGCGAGGTGGGGGAAGCGATTCGCCGGGCGCATCGCGAAAGGGCGGCGCAAGTGAGCGCCCCCAAGCACGCCCCCCGCGGCGATTGTTGCGTTGACGGCACCCCCGCCGGCCTCGCGCACCGCTTTCGCCTGGGGAGATACGACGGGAAGCCGGTGGCGATCTGCGGGAGATGCGGGGCACCGCTCGGGCGGCTGGGACGACGACAGACGACGGGAGGGCAGGAACGATGACCGTTCGCGAGGAGATGGAGGCCCTGGTTGACGAAATCGAACGAGAGCATTGCACCTGCGGGGCGGAACTTGACCGGTACAAGCCGTCCACTTGGGGGCATTGTGGAATTCACAAGAGGGCCAAGCGCATGCGCCAGTTGATCTACAACGCCGTATGCTCGCTATGGGCCTGCTAGGAGACCGACGATGAAGACAACGATAATTGCGGCGATGATGTTCGCGGCGCTGGCGGTGTGGGCGCGACAAGAGCTGTCACAGGACAAGACGCCGCCCACTTCGCCGATACAAAAGGCCTCCTGCGTTGGCTCCGATTGCACGACGGCGACCATCGACGGGCCATTACAGTTCTCCACCCCCGCCTCGCCCTTGCTAACTGTCACCTACAACGATGGCACCGGGGACCTAAAGATCGAAGACGATGCGGGAACGCTGCTGCTGTCTTGCGTCGACCATGCCAGCAAAGTCAAGGGCTCCGACTGGGACTGGACGACCGACAAGGTTACCGACTGCAAGCTGGGCAAGAATGTGACCTTGGACGCCGCGATGACTGCGTTGACGCAGGCCGTCGAGCTGTCCTTGCGATCGCAGAGGACGAGTCGATGACCGCCAAGGAATGCCGCAACGTATTCAACGCCATGATCACCGGGCTGGCAAAGCAGTCGGGCAGCGCCGACCCCAAGGACGCCGACCCCAACCAGCTCATGGTGACGATCGCCATGCACACCCTCCAGGCCAACTGGGAGATCGCCGCCCAGCTCGCCGAGATCAACGCCCACCTCGCGAAGCCGAAGTCGTCGATCGTTCAATGACCTTCGACGAGTTCGACAGGATCGCCGAGCGAATCGTGACGCAGGTCCGGCGCATGAGCGAGACCAAGGGGAAGGAATATTCGCAGACCGCCAACCGCTTCGACAACTTCAATCGACTTGCCGCGCGCCTGAACCTCCCGCGCAACAAGGTCCTGCTCGTCTATCTCACCAAACATCTCGACGCGATAGAGTCCTACGTTCAGAACGGCCAGACCTACTCAAGCGAGCCTGTTTTCGGGCGGATCGTGGACGCCATCACCTATCTCATGCTGCTCGGCGGGATGATCGCCGAGGACGAAGCGCAATCGCCGCCGCCCGAACCGCCGCCTCCCACGCCGCCTCCCACGACGCAGGACCCGCCAACCGAAGCGGCTTAGGTGGAGGCATGGGAGATGGTATCGACGGAGGGGTGTTTTCGCCCGCGCGTCCCCTCTACCCTCCGCGCGGCGGGGGCTTGGCGATCGCGCGATTGGGGCCCCTGGACGGCGCCGGCGCGCGGGACGATGGCGATGGCGTTGACGATGGCGACGACGACGCGCTGGCAGGCGTGGGCGTGGGCGCCCGCGACGACGGCAGCGCCCACGGCGGCGACAACGGCGTCAGCAACACGTTAACGACGTTGCGATGATGACTACGGTGATTACTCCCAGGGACGGCGATTGACGGCGATTGGCGCCATCGCCAACGTTATCGTTCAGGCGTTGACGATGTCGCCGACGGCCGCGCGAACAGCGCTATCGTTCGCTGCAATCGCGGTACGCTCACCCGCAGGACGCGCGCGACGGTGACGACGAGCGGCTCGCGCTTCGGCGTCTTCCCGGTCAACAAATTACTCACGGCGCGATGCGTAGCGTGCGCGTGACGCGCGACTTCGGCAAGAGACGCGCCGCTTTTCAATCGTTCTAGCGCCGCAGGAGACGCAGGTCCGCGTCGCGTTCGTTTGCGCCAGCGAATCCTCCTGCGTCGATTCGAGTCTTCACGTTCAACGGGCGTGACCTGATCGTTCACGGGCCAAACGCTACTATGGCCGCATTCAGCGCGTCAATCGGCGATTCGCGTGCGATGGCGATAAGGATGCGCCGTGGCGTCCCGGTCGGCGATGGCGTGGCGAAAGGTTCGCGGGCGCTCCGGCCAGCGTCCCAGCGTCGTCGCCGTCGTGCTGCGAGCGTCGTACTACGAGTACCGATTTTCGTTGGCGTTGACGATTCCGCTTGACATCCGTAGCGAATACGATTAAGGTGGCGAGCGTAGGACAACGGAGCGTATCGAGCGTTCCAACTGGAGGGCGGCGAACATGCGTATTCTGGCGGCGGTGGCGTTAACCGTACTGGTCGTGGCGATGCTGGCGAAGGCAACGACGGCGAAGGCCTTGTACAAGGTGTCGCGGCTGAGCATCAGCGAGGTGGCGGTCAGCTGCGAGAACGGCGCCGACCCGACGACCTATCCCAAGCTGAACGGGCTGGACGCGCTGATTATCAGCTGCGGGAGGTAGCCGGCGATGGGAAGGGGCGCAACGGCGGGCGCCCAACCGCCGCAACGGGAGGGAATGGGAGATGGCGCCGCGAGATTACTTTTGCAATGCCTGTGGGAGTACGCATCCCGATGGCAAGACAACGTGCTGCTCCTTCTGCGGTGCCTCGGTCCGGTGGCGAGCGTACGCGGAACACCTTGACCGTCATCATCGCGGAGGCAAGCTGTACCGCGACAACGGCCGGCCGTTGACCGGACAGGCTAGGGCGGGATTGCTGGCCGAATTGTCGGTGGGGGTGGTGGACGCGGCCGATTAACACGACAAGCTCCCCGCCCCCGCGTTTACCCTCCAGTTGCCGGGGGCGGGCGATGGGGCCGACGGCGGCGTTTTCGGGCGCAGGACGCCCGGACGCCGCTGGACGGCTTTCAAGGTGGGGATGGTCCAACTGGACGGCTGGAACGCGGCAAACAGGCTCTCAACGCGTTCCGGGGGGTATTGGGACGGTGGGGGAGCCAATCGAAGACGCGACGGGAGGATCGACGAAATGACAACCTTTATCGAAGTGACAGAGGAGCGCTTTTACGAAATGTTGGACGTATTGCCTCCAATCTATGCGCCGATTGGTTGGATGGTTGGCGAGGCCTGCGACCATTGCCCGGAAACTGGACGGCCAAGATACGACGCCTTTGTCGAATGGAACGGGAAGTTTTATGGTAGCGACGGGCCTATGACGCTGAAAGACTTCCGCACAATCTCATGGGAAAGCTTTCCGAAACTCATTCAAGGGGCGGCCATCGTCCGCGCGGAGGGACGCTAATGCAAGCCAAAGTGGTAGGACTGGCCCTCGCGCCGGACGGCAAGCGGTCGGTGACGCTGCGATTCGGCCCGCCCGACGAGCGGGACGCCTTCAAGGTGGCCATGATGCAAACGGTGCGGATCGACGAGGACGAGATGTCCATCGTCGGCATCGCGCTGGGGGACGTGCTCAACGTCGAGTTTACGACGACTGGCGCAGCGCGAGTGATGCAGGCGCAACTCGACGCCTACCATTCGCGCCAGGCTCAAGAGGAGGCGCCGAGTCGGGCGTTCAGCGACCTCAAAACGCGTGTCGATAAGGCCGTGGCGAAGGTCAACGACGAAGAGAAATGGTGATGTATCGCGCCGTGGCCGATACGATGCGCAACGGGGAGCCGGTGGTCATTGTGGACGCTACTTGCGATAGCTGCAAGGCTCCCTTCCGATTCTCCATCCCCGAGAAGCAATGGCTTGCGTGGACGAGTGGTCAGACCATCCAAAGGGCCATCCCGTCGCTGTCCGCCGACGAACGGGAACTGTTGATCTCCGGGACCTGCGGCAACTGTTTCGACGCGCTATTTGAGGGGGTGGACTTATGAACGTCATGACGATGACGCCCGCGACGTACCTGTGGATCGGCGGCCTGGTGACCGCCCTGTGCATGTGGATCGTGGGGCGCAAGCGGAGGGGGGATCTATGAGCGAGGATATCGTTCGCGTGCTGCGGATCTACGAATTCGTCGGCCCGCGCTCCCAAGTGGAGCAGCAAGTCGCGCGGTCGCTGCACGGGACCAAATACGTGCGGGACTGGCGCCAGGGAAGCGAAATCGTCATTCGCGCGGTGACGGTCCCCGGCTATCCCGAGATACTTTCCGCGCCCCCGGAACAGCCGGTAACGGCCGAGACAGCGGAACCCGTCGGGGAGGTCCCTGACATCGCGGGGCCGGAGGTGGACGACGATAAACCACCGCAGCGGAGGGGGGATCTATGGGGCGACCGAGACGACGTGACAACGGAGCTGCTAACGGCGCTCAAGGGGCTCTACGGCCTAATCGGGCGTTACGAGCTGATAAGCAACACAATGGGGGACAGCCAGCTGGACTATCTACAACGGATGGTGGCCTTCGTTAAAACTATCAAGGAAGCTGAAGCGGCCATCACTCGTGCCGAGGGGAGGGGCGTATGAGACGCCAACGCCGCCAGCGCGGCGCGGTCCTGCTCGAGTTCGCCCTCACCCTCCCCGTCCTGCTGTTCCTGCTGCTGGCCGGCGCCGACCTGTTGTGGTTCGAGCAGCAGGCGGTCACGCTGTCCTACGTGGCCACGCAAGCAGCGGTCTGCCAGGCGCAAGCCGTGCCCGCCTGCAATCCGTCCGCATGGGCGAAGACGGTGGCGGCTGGGCTGCTGCTGGACCCGTCGGCGATGGAGGTCACGACGGACGCCGCGATGAAGTCGGTGACGATCCGCTACGACGCCCGCGCCTTGACGGGATTCCTGAAGCCGATGGTGATGACGAGGACGGCGGTGACGCCGTGACCAACAATGTAACGAAACTACCCCATCCGCCGACATTTCCCGCCGACAATAGTTAAGGCGAAAGGGGGAGAAAGCGGTTTTGAGATACGACGCCGTCGGCGCACGTTATTTTTTTTTTAAAAGCGGAGTACACGCGGGGTAAACGCGTGGACGTAGCTACAGCATACGGTAGGTAGGTAGGTATAGGAACTCCATATTGCAACGAACCGAATCGGCTATGTAAGTACCTATAGACTCAACGACTTAGTTTTGCAATATGGAGTCCACAACGCCGATTTTCGATACTACATAATGGCATTTTGCACTCCATAATGGAATAAAACATCGATGCTTGTCTACCATAGCGGGTTCTGGCAACCTACGACGTAACAACGTTATAGCGCCCACGCAATATGGAATTCAATTCTGTAACACATCCCTCGTATACATATATTTCGTCAATTTTGTGCGGTCTTCCATCCATCGCGGGCCTAAAAGAGTCCTTGACATGGTATCTCACATGCGCCAATAATCTTGCCTCATGTATACGCCCCAACAAAAATTTGACCTACAACGTGGTCAGTATCTACGCTATTTATGCTTCAACTGGCTCCGGTACTACGATCCAGCGACGCTGGAGTTGCTTGAGGGGGCGGCGAACGTGCGGTTTCCCCGGCCTCGGCGGTCGTGGTATCAGGACCCAGGGATGGCCGTGAAACGATTACTGGCCGAGGTGTTCAACAAGCGGCGAGGGGGGAGGAGCGGCGATGGCGATTCTGGACTTGGATCTGACGGAGTTTAGCGCGAGGTTTGAACCGGTGCGGGAGCGCGGCATGCCATTTGACGTGCCGGAGGTGCGGGCGTGGTTCGGGGAGGTGCTGTCGGCGCGTAAGCCGCGCTGGGACCAGCCGCGGCTGAACACGGTGATCGACAAGATCACTGGGCTGCTGGACCTCCAGTACCACCGGAGCCCGACGCCGCCAACGGCGAAAGAGGTGGCCAGGCTGGCCGGCGAGGCTGTAGCGTTGGCGCTCAAGTATCCGCCGCTGCCGAATGCGCAGGAGCGGTTCGCCCGGCGCCAAGCCAAGCGCAAGGTGAAGGTGGAGGCGTGGACGGGGGCGAACGATGCGGCGGCGCAGGGAGCGTGGCTAAAGGGCGGCGATGGATCTGGCGATGCCGGGTGAGGCGGGCGGGGCGGCGGAGGTGGCGGAGGCGGAGAGGATCGACGTGTTCGTGCGGTCTTGGATTCCGTCGGGAGAACGTCGCGATTTACGGCATAGTATGGCCGTCTTGGTTCATGGGCGTTGGTGGATGCAAAAGGACGCCAAGGTCTATTTGCAGCGGGCTCACTCGACGGACTCGAACGGGAGCCAGTTTCACATGGAAGCCAAGCGTTTCGCCGAGGAGCACGCGGCGGGGGACGTTTACATCGTCGCCGACGACGACTGTTTGATCCTCGGCAGGACGTTCGTCGCCGACGGCGTGCGCATCCTGCGGGCCAATCCCGCGTACGGCCTGCTGACGGCGGTGAGCGTGATCGAGAACGCCAATCTTATCGCTGAGTGGGACACTTGGTCATCCGACAGGTCAACCGCTGCCGCCTGGCCATCTGAGATCATCGACCGCCATAGCGTCGGCGGCGTCGCCTTCGTCCGCCGCGGCATCCTCAAGACATTCGCCGCCTGCGAGCCCCGGCACACCGACGAGACCATCTGCCGGGAGATCGAGGCGGCCGGATTCAGGGTCGGCGTGATGCCGGGCGTGCGCATGAATCATCTTGGATTCAGGTATGGGGCAAGCGGGCCGTACTGGGAGGCGTGAAATGGCTATGGTACAGACTGTTATCGAGGGACCTGAATACCCCAAGATCGACACGTTGTTTAAACGAGATGATGCCACATTCGTTGTAGACCCAACGAAGATCAAATCTCCCGTTCTGGCGACGATTGCTGAATGGGATGTGACCGAGAAGATCGATGGGACCAACGTACGAGTGATGCTCTCTGCGAATGGCGACGTTTCGTTTGGGGGCCGGTCACAAAGGGCGATGCTTCCCGCTGAGTTCATTCAGACGCTTATCGCCATGTTCCCATCCAATAAGATGCGAGAATTGTGGGTAGAGCCTACGCAGATTGTCCTGTACGGCGAGGGGTATGGTGCTGGTATCCGGAAAGGAGGTGCCTATCGTCCCGACAAAAGCTTCATCTTGTTCGACGCTCTCGTGGATGGAAAATGGTGGCTGGAGCGCGATGCCGTGAACGAAGTCGCCGCAAAGCTGGGAATAGACACTGTGCCCTATCTGGGGCGCATGTCGTTATCTGAAATCGTCGCGTTGGTGCGGTTACCGTTTGCTTCAAACATTGGGATGGGACTGGCGGAGGGCGTGGTGGCGCGGCCCATTGGAACCTTATTCGACGGGCGTGGTGAACGCGTCATCATAAAACTCAAGACGAGGGACTTTGTTGCGGGAAGGCGATAAGGAAGTGCGGCGTCGGGCGTCTACTGGGCGGCGTGAGCGATGATCAGCATCTTGCTACCCTCCCGTAAACGCCCGATGGAGTTCGCGCGGATGGCCGACTCCGCCTATGCGGCGCTGGACGGCGACGAGTCCGCCATCGAAATCCTCGCCCGGTTCGACGATGACGATCCGGTAAGCGCGAGGTCGGCGGGCCAAACCGGCGCGAAGGTCGTCGTCGGCGCGCGCGACCGGGTGATGACCCGCTACTGGAACGAGCTGGTCCCCCAGGCGCTGGGCGGGATTCTCATGCTGGCGAACGACGACATTGTCTTTCGAACGCCCGGCTGGAACGCAATGGTCGAGGAGGCGTTCGCCCGCGTCCCCGACAGGATCGTCCTCGTCGGCGGTGACGACGGCGTCGTCCATGGCACCGCGATCCCACATCCGTTCCTAAGCCGCCGCTGGGTCCAGACGCTGGGCTACATGGCCGCGCCTTACTTCGAATCCGACTACGGCGGCGACACCTGGAACGAGGACGTTGCGAAAGCGTTGGGGCGCCGCGTCTATCTCCCGGACCTGCTGATCGAACATTGTCATTATATCTACGGGAAGGCGGCCATGGACGGGAACACGCGGGAGCGGTTGGCCCGCCACGCGGCGCAGGACCCTACGGCGCTTTATAGGTCGCTGGCGGCGGAGCGGGCTGGGGACGTGGAGAAGTTGCGCGGCGTTATCGAGGGCTCGAAATGACTGAAGATTCCTTCAAGCGCATTTTCGTTGCGACCTGGCTGGCCCAAATCTCCCTACAGCGCAACTATGTGTCACGCAAGAACTGGCCTGTTGGGAGGGCCTTGCGCCTAGCCGATCTCGCATGGAAGTCTCTGCGTGCCGTTGAAGACGGACTGGAATCCAAGGACCGTTGATGTACTCCCAGTCGCAGGAGGAAAAGTGGATCCTGGACGCCGTTAGCGGGCGCAGCGGCTCGTTCCTCGACATCGGCGCCAACGACGGCCATTTCGCCTCGAACACCCTGGCGCTGGTCGAAAAGGGCTGGCCCGGCGTGCTGGTCGAGCCCTCGCGCGCCTTCGACAATCTCCTGGCGCGCCACGGCCGCAACCAACGCCTCCGCCTGGTCCACGCGGCGGTCGGCGTCTCCCATCGTCTCGCGCCGTTCTGGGAGGCTGGCCTGCTGTCGACCTCCGAGGCGCGCAACTACATGAACTGGCGCGGGCAGGTGGAGTTCAGCGAACCTTTCTACGTCCCGCAGGCGACCGTCGTCGAGCTGGTGGACGAGTTCCCGGCGATCCTCGACGGCGGCAAGCTTCTGGCCGTCTCGATCGACACCGAGGGCACGTCGGTCGAGATTTTCGAGCGCTGGCCTTGGGACCGGGTCAAGCCGCTGGTGATCGTGCTGGAGTACGACGACCGCCTGGACCGCGTGACGGCGCTGGCGGAGGGCCTTGGGTATACCATATCGTACACAAGCGCGGAGAACGTCGTGCTGGTCGATGGGGGCGAGCGGCCATGAGCGGACATTGGTTCGACGCGGTGATGGCTGTGCTGTCGGTGGTGGCGCTGATCATCCTCGTGTCCCGGTGCGAGCAGCCATGAACGCCACCTGGGACATCCTGATCCTTACGCAACCATCCCGCTGGCCGTTCCTTGCCCAACTGCTCGCCATCCTGGAGCCACAGGTCGAGCCTCGCGTGAACGTTCGTATCCATCGCTTCGACGACAGGTTGCCGCTCGGCGGGAATCGCGAGGAGATGCGGCAGGCGTCCAGGGCGGACTACCTGTGTTTCGTCGATGACGATGATGTTCTTCCCCCGGACTATGTCGCCCGCATCCTCCCGCTCCTCGACGGCGTCGTCGACCAGATCGGATTCCGCCTCCAATGCCACATCGACGGGACCCCCTTCGGCACGACCATCCACTCCCTCGCCGCGAAGGGATGGCACGACGACGGCCGTCTCTACTGGCGCGACATCTCCCATCTGAACCCGATCCGCCGGGGGCTGGCGCTGGCGGTCCCCATGGAAGGCGGCTACGGCGAGGACCACCGCTGGGCGGATCGGCTGCGGGCAACCGGGCTGGTGCGCAGCGAGCGATTCGTCGGGGACGTTGGCGCGATCGGGACGGCGCGATGGCCCTTGACAACGGTCGCCATCGCCGCCGCGCCGGTGATGTATCACTACCTCGCCCGCACGCACAAGGACGACGCTAGGGACGCGGCGGCGGCGTATCGTCTGGCGCTGATCGAGCGGTTGCGGGCGGGGGCGACGCCTGCGCCTCGGCCATCCCCCGATGCACCGCGTTGTGAACGATAGCCAGGATGCGGTCGACCAGCGGCGGGATCGAATGGTCCAAGATGGTCACGGCCGAGGCGCTATCCACTTCCACGTTGGCGTCGCAGTCGGGACAGGTGTAAGTGTCGTAGCGGCCCCGAATCGAGTCCAGAACAGCGTCTCGTACGTCCTTGATCTCGTGCGCAAGCAGTCGCAGCGGCATTAGCGGACTCCTTTTGTCGTCGTCGCCCGAATCTTAACCTTCTCCATCCCAGCCCAGTTCGGCCCGATCTTGGCATCCACCCCGCACCACAGGCCTCCCGGCGCGAGCGTTGGATGGCTGATCACCCGGCTGGGCGCGGTCATCGCGGCGCTGACATCCGCCAGGCAGGCATCGGCCTCCTCGCGCCGCGGGAAGAACACCAGCGCGTCGTGGATCTGGTCGCCCATCCGGTAGCGGTCGTCGTGCCCCGCGCGCCTCATGTCCTTCATCACCTCGCGCAGATGGCCGTGGGCGAGATTGGCCGGCACGAACGCGACCGCCTCCTCCGCCTGATCCCCCTTGGCCCATCCCATGCGCTTGGCGTCCCAGCGAAACACCTCGTAGAACCGGCGGTGGTGGCCGAATGGCGTCGTCAGCCGCTGTTTCTCGTGCGCCTCGAAGCGAACCCGGTGCTGCCACGCGTCGCATCGCTCGCCGACCCGGCAGACGCAAATCACGTCGGGGAATATCCCGTGCAGCATGTCGTGGAACTTCCGGGCCTCGCGCTCGCCGTCGAAATACTCCATGTTCTCCTGGAACAGGCGGCGAGGCCCCATGCCGAAGCCGATGCCGAGGTCCGACGGCTTGGCCTGCTTGTCCCGCACCCACGCGCGTTTGGGGTCGGACTTGAACCATTCGAGGCGTTCGGATAGATCATCGTCGGCGAGGACGAACAGGCCGTCGGCGCTGGGCAGCTTCATAAAATGCCAGGCGACGAAGGAATGCATGTCGAGGCGCGCCAGACGCATCCAGTTCGCCGATTCCGCCGCAAAGCCGGTCATCAGCACGTGGAAAGCGCGGTAGTCGAGTTCGATGACGACGCGGTCCTCGGACGGCGGCGGCGCGATCATTCGCCGCAGGGCCTTGGCCAGCCTCCCGTGCTTGGGGAAGTTCTGCACGTTGGGATTGCGCGAGGTGAGCTGCCCGGTGCCCGCGAAGCCGAACGCCGTGTGGACGCAGCCATCGGCGCCCGGCTTGAACCCGTCGATGTAGGTGCCCCGCGCTTTGGAGAGTTCCCGGTACTCGATGACGCGGAGATAAAAGGGATCGTCGTGGTCGTAGGCCAGGCGCTGCAGGTCCTTCTTGGCCGTGGTGTCCCTGGCGTTGCCGTCGTCGTCCTCGTTCTTGCGCGACTTGGGGCGCTTATGCCCCCGCGCGTCCATGTAGGCGAGGAGCTGCTGACTGCTGTTCGGGTTGAAATCGTAGACGCGTGCCCAACGCGTTGTGGCTACTGTGGTCGGTTCTCCCGTCTCGGGATCGATGATGGCGACGTTGAAAGTACGGACCTCGTAGATGTATTGCTCGCCGTCGCCCTTCTCTTGGAAGCGATGTTCGTTGGGCGTGATGAGCAGACCAACCTGCTTTTGCCACTCCTTGACCTCCGGCGGCATCCCCTTGTAGCCGTCCTTCGGGTGGACGCGGCGGCAGGCGGCCGGCGCGGCGGCGGCCAGCTCCTCGCCCAGCGCCCGTTGCGCGATGGTGAACTCGGCGTCCAGGGCGATGCGCGCGGCGTCGTCAATTGGCATCCCGCGGTCCTCCATCGCGGCGAGCACCGGGCGCACCTCGAATACCTGGCCGAGATAGCCGCGCGTGGTCATCGCCCCTGCCGCTCCCGCCGTTCCCGCGCCACGACCTCGACCTTTTGGCCCTCGGGGAAGCCCGGCGCGGCGATGCGCCGTCCGCCGATCTCGACCATGCCGTTTGTGACGGTGGACTCGGAGATGATGTCCTCGCGGGGGTGGGTCTCCTCGAGGGCCTTGGCTGCGGACGGGTCGAGGGCACGGATGTGCCCAGCAAAAAGGTTTGTGTACTCACGCTCGTTACACTTTTTCGACCAGCCGCAGGAACATTTAACGGTCCAATCCTCGTCAATAAACAGACACATGTGCTCTGCGGCATCACTCAGTCCCGTCGCTCTCCCGGTATCGGCAGCGCGTTTCAACTCCTCCGCGTGACGGTAAATTGTCTCTCGCTGTTCCGTCGCCGCACGCTTTAGCGTTTCGAACATCTCAGCCTCTTTGATCGAGCCGTCCGCGCAAGGGTCAACGAGAATGGAATACATATCCGCCGCGAATTGAACGTGGTTACTGTGCTCTGCCACTGTCGCGTCATCCGCAACGCGGGACAGGGCGAGGCAGAGGTCGCAGATGGGACCGCTACTCTTGAAGCGGATCGTTCCTGGAGGGTCTTGAGGGAAATGAACGTCCTCTGTGACGACATGCCAGAACATCGCCGGATGCTTCTGCGGGCAGGGACCCGGCGCGAGCTTGGCCTGCAACTCGGCGTTCTCGCGCTGGAGGGCGTCGATATTGTCGAGCATACGGGCGCACACACTTCCGACATGCGCCGGATGCCCGCACAGTCTACGTTGTGCTGCCAGCTCTTCGTCCGTCAGCTTCGTCATCTCAGCCGTCCCCTTTCAGGTTACGAGCGCCGGAAACGCGTTGTGGTGACCATCCGGGGCATCCGCACATGTCGCCCTTAGCCTTGCACAACTTTGAGCCATAGCTTCTGTGCGATGTCTTCGCATGACGACATTTTCGGCACCGCTTCCCCTTCGTCCTCTTGGTCGCCATGGTCACTCTCCCGTCTCGGCCAACTCTGGAGGCTCGCTAATAAAATACTTGCTGGTATTTGGGTCGGAAAGCAGATTCTCCATGTCGATCAGGGAACGGTGAATCGGACAATATGGCGGCACGTCCCCAGGACCGTTTGCGCTACAGCCGCATGGATAGAAGCGCGTCGTGTACAGTCTATCGATCACGCTTGGTCTCCCGTCTCGGCAAGCACGGCCCGCATCGCATGCTCTCTATCTTCCCAATCACCATCCATATCTAGTACATTCAACATTAGTTCCCGCAGCCGCTTCGTTTTCGTGCGCTCGGCGGCCAGTAGTTGTTCCCTCTCACCGGCAACCTTGGCCCAATCGTCTACGTTCTTCCTAGCAATGGAGAGAAGTGTTTCTGTATCTTGGCTAACGATACGTGAATAATCTGGCAACTTTCCGTCCGAGCAGGGATATACGAAAGCAGTTCCATCGGGATGCCGATGCAGCTTTCGTTCCGCATCTATTTCCCATAAAGCGTCACAATAAAAGCAGTCACTGGCAGCAGTCATTGCCATAGTTTTACCTCCCTGGTCAGGCATCTTGTGTGGACCGACTTTCCCAAACTCCTCAAGGTATTTGGCCCGTTCGCGTTGTAATGCTTCTTCCGCCATCTCTTCGGACATCTTGCCGCCATCTTGTTCGTCGCTCACTTGCCCTCCTTCATCACGCGACGGCCGACTCGCCGTCATCCCAAATCCCGTCCCGCCGCAGCGCCGCCTCCAGAAACGTATACAGCCGCAGCGTCGCGTCCGCGTCGCAGCACCCGTAGAACGCCAGATCGGTCGCCGCCAGATGCTTCCAGGGGAACGGGAACGACACGAAGCTGGCGGCGAACTGGAGATGGGCGGGAAGGTCCGGCTGCCAGTGGTGGAACATGGCGAGGGTGTCGTGGATGGTGCCGCGCGGGATCAGGTCGAGCCCTTCCCGCTCGCCCGCCGCGCGGAGGACTTTGTTGTCGAACAGCCAGACGTTGTGGCCGACCTTGACGTTGGGTCCTCGCAGTATTTCTCCGATAATCCCACGATAGGCTCCATCGAAAGGTATCGCAATGCCCTCTCCACTTTCGATACTGAACTGGACAAGCTGAATGCGAGTGTCTGTGAATCCCTCGCGCGCATCCTCGTCAAGGGACGCTGATTCCTGAGTCTCAATGTCATAAGAGACGATACTCTTGATACCGTCTCTAACTCGCGCAGCAAACGCTTGTGCAGCGTCGAGCGACGGATGGATTTCATATCGTAATCCTCCATGCGTCGCCGGGTCCTCCGGCACAACGCCCCACAGCCAATCGCGATCGGTCCCCGCCGCGATGTTGGTCGCCCGCTTGAGCGTCCGCGTGAGCTGCCCGAAGTGCGACATTTTCCCGCGGCGCAGGTACGCCGTGTGAAACGCGGGCACGACCGGGATCGGCACCGGCGACAGGTCCGGCGCGGTCGGCAGGCAGTATCCGGTCAGATGCGAGATCGACTGCATCTCCCGTGCGACGCCGCTATAGCCGGTGACTTCGCGCATGGCGAGGTTGCCCAGCGTCCAGATGACGCGGGGGCGGAACTCGGCGATCGCGGCGATCAGATTCGGGCGGCAATGGCGGAGCGCGGCATACTCCCACGGCGAATCGGACAACCAGTCTTTGCGCGGTCGGCAGCGTCCGCAGTTGGTGATGGAAAACTGGTTGCGCTTGAGGGACATGCGCCGGAACGCGCGTTCGAGGACCCCGCCGGAGGGCGCGTACGGGCGGAATGGCAGACACTCGCGGGCCTCCTCCTTGCCGCTGGCCTCGCCGATGACCATGATGCCGTTTGAGCCGGTGCCCTCGATTTGGCTAAAATCGTGGCCGTGGAACTCCATCGCGCAACCGGAACACGATTGCGGCTTCTTTCTCATACGTAGTCCCTCACCCGCGCGTCCATGTTGCACGCCCGCACGAACACGTCCTTCATGCCGACCAGCCGCAGCCCGGCAAGCGTGCGGCACCGGGACAGCGCGACGTAGAGCATCGCGGGCGACGCGAAGAACCGGTCGCGGTAGTCGACCTGCACCGCGTCGAGGGACAGTCCTTGCGATTTGTGAACGGTGCTCGCCCACGCCAGCCGCAGCGGGAAAAACTCCACCTCGCCGAGCACGTAGCATCGCCGCTCGGGGTCGCGGTATGGCCGTCCCCATTGCGCGAACCGGTTGGCGTCGGGCCAGTCGTCGGGCTTGGCGCGGACCTCGACCCTGCGGCGGATTTTGGCGATCTCGACCAGCGCGCCGGTGCGCACCAGGCGAATCGCGAACGACTCGGTCAGCGGCGATGCGTCGTAGCTTTCAACATGGCCGCAATCTCCGTTGGCCCACTCGAAGCCGGGGGAGTTCGCGAGGATCATCACGTAGGCGCCGATCTTGAACTCGGCCTTGGGCGGTATTCCCCACTCGCGCGTCCGCTGGTTCTCGCCCCACTCGCTGCGTTGCCTGCCCCAGCGGCGGGAGGTGACGGTAATGACCTCGCCGCGATGCTTCGCCAGGACGAGTTCGTTGTGCCGGCTGACCAGCGCGTTCTTGGGGAGGATCGTCGTGCCGTCGAAGTTCTCGTCGCGGGCGGTGCGCCATTCGGCCCCGGCGGCGCTTAGTATGTCGGCCGCGTCGCCCCCGCGACCCTCGCGAGCGGCGTTTAAGGCGTCGAGGAAGGGTCCGCCGTCCTGCCGCCATACGCGCGCCAGGCGGGTCGTAGCCGCCGCGAACCGCCGCCAGCAGTCGGCCTCGAACGCCCATCGCCCTTGCACCGGCGGGAGCTGCGCGAAGTCGCCGACCAGACGGATGCCCAAGGGCCGCCCGGCGAGATCGCGGAACTGGTTGGCCTTCTCGACCCCGCGATGGATCAGGTCGAGCTGGTCGGCTTCGAGCATCGAGCCCTCGTCGATCGCCAGCCAGCGGCGGTGCAGGGCCAGGTCGTGAAGCGTGCGGTCGAGCTGGCCCGAGAGGAAAGAGTCGCGCAGGGACGCGGTGTCGAAATATTTCAGAACGCTATTGAGGGTGACGCTGCCAAGATTGACCGCACTGATGCCTGTCGTGCTGCATAACTGGAGGATGGAGTCTTTGGCTTGCGACTCCCGCATCAGACGAAAGGATTTCCCCGTGCCCGCCTTTCCAGTTTCAAATACCACTGGAACGCCGTGATCAAGCGTCTCCCCATCGCCTTCTTCCGTTGATGAGACAGATTGTTGCTCTACTGACTCGGTATTTGGTGGCGAGGGCGATTTGGGGTACTCCATTGGCGATGGCCTTCCTTATCTCTTGAACCTGTTCCGATGTTAGCTTCAGACTTTTGCTTGGCGCGTGGGGATCATACGACTCAAAAGCATCCAACAGCGCATGCTCGCCCGTTTGGTGGGGACAATAGCCGTATAGACCAATCGACTGGTTGCAGTTGTGGCAAAGAACGCGAAACCCCAAGGGAAGTCCGTTCTTTATAAGCCATTCCCACCAGCGAATTTTAATCGTCCTGCGATGCCGTCTCCCCCCACCGTTAATGTGATCCAACGAGAGAAATTCGAGAATCCCCACGCCGCAGCAGGAACACTGAGCGAGTCCGCCAGAGTAGTGATTTAAAACGCGAACCCGTAGTGCCCTGTTCCGCCTGTTGTTTCTGTCGCGATTACATTGAGTACACAAGGCTCCTCGACCTGACCTCGTGTTCCCTGCCGCGACGAACTGCTTTAGCGGCAGCGACCGTTTGCATCGAGAGCACGGCTTCATTTGCCGATGCTACGATGTAAGATAGCTGCATGTCAACTGGCCGCTACGCCGACGCCAACTTCGCGTCCAACTCGGCGACGGAACTGACGGAACCGGCGTCGGGTGAGGGCTTGCGTTTCCTTCGCTGGATCGGCTTGGCGGACTTCTTTACGTCCGCCAGGAACTTCGTTCGCTGGGCCATGATCTCGACGACCCTGACCTGTGCGACCATCGCCTCTTCGTACTCGGCTTCCTTGAAGTAACGAATCGTCCTGCTGAGCGCTGAACCGCGTGATGCCATTGTCGTCCTCCTTCGTAAGATTGGAGCGAGCGCCGAGAATCGAACTCGGATGACCAGTTTGGAAGACTGGAGCCTAACCATTCGGCCACGCCCGCTCTCGTTGGGGCCAGTCTCTAGCGCACGCGCTGGCCCCGCCCGCGTTCTCATCGTTAAGGGCCGTCGTCTTGGTAGGTGCTGACGATGGCCCAGTCGCGCCAGAGTCCTATGCAATTCCCCGAGTCGCCTTCGCCTCTTTCACGCTCAAGAACTGGCCGATGCGGAGTTGCGCCCGCACCATCGACTTGCACACCGGGCAGGTGACCATGGGGTCGAACTGTCCCGGCTTTGATTGCGGGAAGCGGTTCATGCCCATCAGGAACGCCCGCGGCACCCGCTCGCCCTTCTTCTTGGCCGCCTCTTGGCACGTCTGACACGCGGCCTCCCAGAAGGTGTCGACGATGACCTCGGGCTCGCCTGCGAGCGCCTTCTCAAGCGCGACGATTTTATCCGCGTGAGTCCCACGCTCGACCGGCGTCCCTCCTGCGGCCTTGGTGATCGTGGACATCTCGCTGACGTTCTTTCGCTTGTCCACGGCTGACTTCACGTGATAGTTCGTGACCTTGATTCCGTCCTGCTTCCCGTGAACGTCGATGAGACTCGCCTCGACGTTTGCGACGAAGAACGACTTCCCGTCGTTCATCTTCTCGTATTTCACCGCTTTGTAATGCTTGCCCTCGGGCGCGCCTTTCATCTCGGCGAGCTTGAGCTTTGCGCGCCACCTGCCGTCGGGCGGCGGCGGCGGGATGGCGTAAGCATCCTGGGTCACGTCCTCGGTCATGACCTCGGAGGTGAGCTGCGGATCGTTGATGTCGACTGGCGCGGACGGAGTGGCGTCGGCCTCGTGCGCTGCTGGGTCCTGGTACTGCGGATCGCCGAATGCTGGAGTTGCCATGGTGATTGGTCCTTCCTCTCGTTTAGTTGGATTGACTGCGCTGGAAACTATTTCGCGGACGCCGCTGACGTCGTTGCGGCGGTGCGGCCGAGCTTGGCGTCCATCTTCGCTCGCCACCGCTTAAGCGTGTCGTCGTCCTCGCCCTCGCTCGCCGCTAGCCGATCAAGCGCCTTGAGATAGAGGTCAAAACCGTGCTCGGTTGTAGGCACGAAAAAACCGCCGGGGAACTCACGGTCGAGCGCGGCGACGGCGGAATGCGCGACGCGGGGCTTGGCCGGGTACATGATCCCGGTCGACGGATCAGGATGCTTCTTGAAGTAGTAGCGACAGAATGTATCGACCGAATCCTCCTCGACCATCTCGCCCGGCTTGCCGTCTATCTTTGGCGCCTTGATCACCCGCTTGACTTGGTAATCCTGCGCGTGGATGCAGTCGCCGACCCAAGTGGGGATCAGCGCGGTGATGGCCTTGCCGGGAGCGGCGATTCCGTAGACGGTGTTGCGGTCGCCGTCCTCAGTCTTCTTCTCGTGGCCCGTGAACAGCACGTACTCGACGGGCCAGGAGATAAAGTTCATCGTCAGACCGTATTCCTGATTCTGGACGAAGTTGTAATGCCCACGCGACGATCCCGCAAACGTCTCCATCTTGATCTCGCCGTTGACCATGATTGGCTGGCTGAATGGCGTTGTGCCCTCCTCGCCGGTCTTGAGGTTGCGGTCGGCGGCATGGCGCATCAGCATCGTCCCGATCGACGTGAAGCCCTCGACGATAGCCCCGCCCACCTCGTCCCAGTTAATTGGGCGAAAGTCGATTTTGCTCACGTCTTTCTCGGTAGGATTGACCGGCCAGTAGCCCTGCGAGACCTTACGCAGCATCGGCAACGGGATCGTGGCGGTGTCTACGCGAAACGGGCGGATCATCCCGGCGTCGACTTCCTTCTGGCAGGGCGACCAGCCGCCGCCATCGGCGGAGAGCAGAACCGTCGCCTTTCCAGTGAGGTCGAATATGTAGCGAGCCAGATGTGCGCCCGCGGTCGTCTTATACGTGTTTGTGTCGCCGTAGATCACGCCGCTACGCGCCATGAGAGGCCTCCTGCGACAGCGCCGCCCCGCCCGTCCCGACCGCGCCGCCCGCGCCGCCCCGATCATCCCGATTGAGCTTCTCGACCGCCGCCAGCCGGAGCCACTCCGCCATCGTGAGTTCGTTCTTGGTGGCCACGCGGCGGACGCGGTCGGCGACCCGCCGGGTCATGCGAATGGTGATCACGTTGTCTTTTACGTTGAAGCCTCGAAGCCTGGTCATGCGTACCACCGTTCCGACGCCATATACACGTCTACTCCCCTGTCGTATCCCAACTGTCGCAGCAGATCACACATGAGGTTATCGGCGAGACTGTGCCACGCCTCAAGATCCCCACCTTTATCGCGCTGAAGCTCTGTCATCCTTGCGTAAAACTCGTCAGGCGTTATAGGATTCCCGGTCATCGTCGTGTTGTCCTCGTTGGCGAGCGCGATTTATAGTCGTATGTCAGGTGGATTATCAAGCATTATTTGCCCCGCTCCTCGTCGAAAGTGCCGTGGGCTAGCCAGCGGGAGACGAGAATGAGCGCGTGTTCTTGTCCGCAGGCGTGTGCTGGGAAGGCCAGAGTTGCCTTAGCCGCTTTATCGGTCCAATGGCCAACGGTGATCGCGTTTCCTAGCCCAAATCCGCCTAGGGGCTCCCGTATACCGAAGTCCTCGTCGTCGACGAGATGAATCACGATCCACTTATTGACGTCGTTGTCCCGCCGCTTGCCGCAGACGTCGCAGGAGAACGTCGCTGGGTGCGTGGTCATTCGCGGAACTCCTTTTCGCGGGGATGATTCGCCTCCCGCAGCCTGAACAGGCCCGACCCCAGCGGCTCCCGGCGAATGTCCTCCCCGCCATAGCACACCCGAACGTACGCGCACGTCGAGGGATACTCGCAAGCCCGGCGGGTCTGCGGGAAATGGCGATTGAGCAGCGACCGTCGCTCGTCCTCGCTCGTGGAGGTCTCGACGGCGGCAACGTGTTCAGCGACGGTGGTCTCCTGCGCCTCCATCTGCTCGATCAGGTCGCGGAGGTCGTCGTCGTTTCGGTAGACCGTCATCGGCGGCAGGAACACCGCATCCAGCGGATGCTTGGGCGTATAGCCGACCGCCTGCGCGTCCGAGGACCATCCCAGCGGGGACGGTTCGGTGCCCAGCGTCGAGTCGGCCGGCGACAGGGTCTCGACCGCCGTATCGAGCTTGTCGATCCATTCGCGCACGGTCATGTCGAGGTCGGTGACCAGGCGTCCGTCCCAGTTCTGCCAAGCCAGTTTCGACGCCCGGCCATCCTCCATGTGGAACTCCGACGACCAGCAGAGGTCGCCGATTTGGAACGCCCCGGCGTTGGCGCCGCGGGAGGGGGTCGAGACGCAAACGTGCGGGCGGATCAGGTGGGACCGCTGGGAACGCGCCCAGTCGATCGAGTAGCGCGCGGCGAGGTCCTTGTCCTTCCAGCGTTCGCCTTTGAGGAGGTATTCGTAACGGATGGCGAGAATGCGGGGCGGGGCAGTACATCCATTGAGATACGAAAACGTCGCGGGCGGGATGATCTGGTCCCACTTCCTCTGCCAATGCTGCGGATTCTGGGTGACGTATTCGTACCACTCTCCCAGCCGCCGCTCAATCTCAATCCCCTCGCTCAGCCCCTGCATATCGTGTTCGGCGTCCCGGCGCTTGCGGTCGTCCCACTGGCCGGTCGTCTTGAATGACAGCAGGACCAGGGAGTTGTCGGCGCGGGAACGCAGGAGAGCGTCGGGGCGGGACAGGAAGACAACCTCGCCCCACGCGTCAATCTCTACGTCGCGGCCGCTGAGGCGATGCGTCGTAACGAGATCGGCGAGCTTCCACTCCCCCTCCCGCTCGACCTCCAGCACCTCGAACTCCTCGAGCAGCGGGCGCAGCCGCCGCCGCGCGTATGCCCGCACCAACGCCTCGACCAGCGCCGATTGCTCGCGGTAGAGGTAGTCGTCGTAGGGCGCGGGAACGACGGAGGCGGCGGCGACCTGTGCTTCGTCGACATCGCCGCTCCCATCGGACGGCGGCCGGGCGATGACCTCGCCGCCGATGTCGAGATTGCCGCCTTTGAACGAGGCGAAGTCGGCGAGGGCAGCGGCGACGGCGTTTTCCTCTAGTGCCGCCCAATTAACTGCCGCCGACCCGCGCAGCAGCGTCTCCAGTCCCTTATGCACGGCCCCGCCGACCGCCAGCGCCAGCGCCTTCTTGACGGGCACGATGCCGACGCCGTCCTGGTGATATTCATACCACCGCTGACGGCGGCAGTGCTGATAGGTCTCGATGCGCGAGCGGTCGGTGGCGATGCGTTTCATTTTCGTTCCCTCGACGCGCATCCTGCCACCGCCCCCACCGTATGTCAAGGGAAATCTCTAGCGAATCCGCTCTTCCATGTTATCGTTTTCCACATCTCCACCGCAATTCACACCGCCGCCATCGGGTATTCGCTTGACACCGGCCCGCCGTCCTGATTATCTCGTTCCCCTGCTCGATAGCGTCTCTTTCGACCGAGTTGGGCGGCGTTTGATCGGCGTCGCCCTCTCCAACTCCTTCGAACCCGAGACGTTATCGTCGAAGGAGCGCTCTTATGCCATCGAGTTGTACACGATGACCGACCGCGACCTGCGGCTCGACCCGCCCTCTAACGTCGATCCCGCGACGCCATCGACGCCAGCGACGCTATCCGCCGATGACGACGCCCGCCTGATTCGCCCCCGCCGCGACTACATCGTCGACGAGCTGTTCCCGCGCTACCGCTGCTCGCTGGTGACCGGCCCCTCCGGCGCGAACAAATCCCATCTGATCGTCGGTCTGGCGGGAGACTTCGCCGCCGGCGTCCCGCTGCTCGACACCGCCGTCTACGTCCCGCGCCCGGCCCGCGTCGCCCTCATTTCCCTCAACGAAACCGTCGACGGCCTGCATTCGATCCTGGCGTCGCTAGGCCTGTCCCCCGCGTCGATCCCTTGTTTCTCGCTGCTTGGGCAGATGGACGACATCGACCGCACCTTTCCCCATATGGTGCAGATCGTGTGGAACTCACCGAAGTTCCACGGGCACGGCGATCTCCCGGAGGTTCTGTTCGTCGACGGCCTGGAGATATTGTGCCGCCGGTTGACCGAGTCCGCCTGCACCGCCGACTTCTTCTATGAGATCGCCAAGACCTGCGAGCAGAAGCGGCTGACGGTCGTCGGCACCTGGCTGTCGGTTAAGCCTCGGGTGAACGACGTCTATGCGTCGCCGCGGGACCGCATCATGGGGTCGGCGGTCGTGTCGTCGCTAACCTCGTCGAAGGTGGACATCGTACAAGAGTTCCCTAAGGACGTCTCGTCCCCCGCGCGCGTCGTCACCGTCATGGCGCCGGACTATCCGGTTCGCGTGCTGCGGATGACGATTACCGACGGGGGGCTGGTGCCCACGTCGACCGAGTCGCGGGATCAGCCGGGCCTCGACGACTGGCTCAAGGGAGTCGCCGCGGGGACGGCGGTCAGCGTCGCGCAGGTGATGGAGACGGCGGCGACGGCGGGGATCGGCGCGAGCGAAACGGCGGCGAAGCGGTGGCTGGAGGATCAGTGCGAGCTGGGGACGGTGGAGCGGCTGACGCGGGGGACGTACCGGGTGCTATGACTGCGATGTCCGACAACGACGATCTCCCGTGGAACGGCTGGCGGCAGGCGGCGTTCTGGGCGGTCGTCGTAACGGTCGACCTGGCGCTCTGTGTCGGCGCCGCGTTCGTGGTGTCGTGGGCGCTAAGTTATCTCCTCGACCGGTAGCGCGGGCATCGTCGTCTCCAGCGCCGACGCCGCTACGACGTTCAGCCGCCGGTCCTCGTTCGCCCAGATCGCCTCCCGCGCGAACCTCCCGAGCACGATGCATCCTTTTGACGCCCTCTCCAGTCCCGCCAGCGCGATGTCGTCCCCGTGGATCTTGAATCCGGTTCGCCCGAACGTCTCGGTCGTAGCGGTCGGCGTGAGCGGCAGCGTAAACGGTCCGGTCTCGGCGTCGTCATAGGGCGCGCCGATCTCCCACGCGCCGACCGGGATCGGCCCGTAATCGGCGACGGCGATCATCGCGGGATTGTTCACTGCCCCTGGCGCGCCGCTATACCCTTGCGCGAGGAGATTCCCGGCGGGCCAGCGCATCCCTCCGTTGACGATTTGGTAGGTCCAGGGCATCGGATCGGCGTCGCGTATCGGCGATCAGAACGGCACTCCCTTGAGCCCCGTCGGGGGCGGCGGCGCCGACGGCGGCGGCGGCGGCGTACTCGAAAATTGATATGCGCCAATGTCCCACGGGCCGCTACCGGGCCTCAGAAGCGCCGTGCGGTTCGGGACGATCACCGTGTGGTTTGTGGTTCTGTAGCCCACGCCGACAGCCGAATCGCTCCGGCAGGCTGTTGCTGCTGGAGCCAGCGCTGTGGAAGGAATCCCGGAACAAATGGCGTTCATGGTGGATGCCGTCTGGCCCGTCGCAACCGTCGGCGAGGATGAACGTGGGGAGAGGAATGGATAGGCTCCGCTGAACGTGTACCCGTCCGATGCCGCTGCTGCATTGGTGACGCCCAGTTGGTTCGATTGCGTGATGGTCGTTGTGTGGCTGCCTGGGTTGACCGTGGCGTTTGTCGCGATCATGAAATTGTTGTAGATGGTGGCGAACGGCAGCGTGCCGCCGCGCGTGGGAAGGCTGATCGGATTGCCACCCTGAGCCGCGCCTTCTTGCAGGATGTTGTTGAAAATGTAGATTCCCGATCCAGCGCCCGTCGAGAGGCCATCTCCGTCCACCTGAATCGCCTGCACGCCGTCCTGGTTGACCAGCACGTTGTTGAAGTCATAGTCGACGCTGCCGTCCACCGGCGTGTTGAAGAAGCTCGACCCGAGGTATGCCCCGTTGCTGTAGTTATTGAACGCGATCATCTGGCAGCCGGCGGATTCGATCACATTTCCATGGGAGCCGGGGTCGAACGCGTCGGGGCCGGAGTCGATCAGCGTGTTGCCGAACCAGTAGCGAGCGGTTCCGAACATCAGCGTCACGGTGTCCGCGACATAGTTGTTATAGACGTAGCCTTCCGCGACGCCCATGCCAAAGCCCATGTCCATCGTGGTATCGGCACCGTCGATCGCGTTGCTGTCAATCTCGCTGGTCATGTCAGGCGGGCAGCTCGCGCCGCTGCTGATGAACCTCGCATTGTCCTCCGTGGCCGTGCCGCCGTGCCCCCAGCCGTGAATGTAGTTGTTCCTTACCTCGGTTTGGCTCGCGCGAATGCTGATGATCGACCAGGTGGTCGCCGTGTTGACGGTCTGCCACCAGCCGGTGAACTCGATGTTGTCGAGGACGAAGTAGCCGCCATAGAGGTCGACCACGCTCTGAATTCCGCCCGGATAGGTTCCGACTTGCGTGTTGCCGCCGTTAAAGATTGGCCTCGTCCACGAGCCTCCGGTGAACCACGTTTGGTCCACGCCGATGTAAATGCAGCCCGACCCGGTGCAACCGACGGGCGACGTGCTGGAGCTGCTGCCCGTAAACACCTGCTGCATCGGGAAGGCCGCGGCAGGCCAGGTATCGCCACCCTTGAGGATGTAGCTGTCACCAGCCGCGACGGTGTGCGCAGCCGGAACGCCCGTGACGCCAGTCATGCCTGGGATGTGATACCAGGGGCTCGTCCTGGTTCCGGCGTTCGAGTCGCTTCCGCTGGACGTCGATGCGTAGAAAGTGGTCGTCGGCGGAGGCGGAGCGCCGCTGGTGCCAAAGAATGTCGTCACGCTATCCGCCGCAAGCGTTGCGGAGAACGAACTTCCGGCGGCGATCGGCGTCTGCGCGGTGACCGTCCTGGTCGAGTCGGTTATGTAGGGCGTCACGGACGCGGCTGTGAATCCGGAAAAATTGTACGCGATCCCCCGGCTCGAACCGTTTTGGTTCGGGCAGACGATGGCGAACTTTCCGCTGCCCCCGGGGTCCTTGAAGGCCGTGCAGGTCACTCCGCTCAGTGGATTGTGGGTAACGTCGATGCGCACCCAACCCGGCCGCACGAACTTGGCCCACTGCGCGATTGCATAGGCGCGAATCGAAATGGGCGTGCTTTCCGTGGGATTGATCAGCGCAAAATTGCAGGTGTTGCAGCCGTCGAAACCGTTGTCGGGGTCCACAAACCAGAAGTAATGGTAGGCGCTGTTGCCGGCGGCCATGGCGTCGTCCACAAGTCCTGCCCACATGAGGGCATCGGCAATCGTCGGACACCACTGGCCGCCGGAACAGCCAGGGGCATTCGGACCGTAGCCGGGACCCGCAGAAGCTTCCGTCTCCCACATCACGGGCGGATTGCCATAAGGATCGGCAGGCGAGGAGGGCGCGTCGTACCCATGGTAGGCGACGACTCCAACCAGGTTAAAGCAGCCGGAGTCTCCCGCGCAGGTTCCCGCCACGCCGGTCAGCGAACTGTAGAGGGACGACTCCGGCATCATGATCAGGGTGCTTTGCCCGGCGGACGACAGGGCGCTGCCGAAGTTTCGGACGATGGTGTCAACGTCGGAACCCGACGCCACGACGCCCTGCACGCAGCTGCCGATGTCCGGCTCGTTCAGTACGCTGACCGAGGCCAGGGAAACGCTTTCGAAATTGGCGAGGCTGGCGATGAAGTTTGACGCCTGTGTGGCGTAGGTCGTGTAATTGGCGATGGTGCATTGGTTGTTATAGGCCCAGACCTGGCCGCCCGAGGCCACCATCGCCTGAGCATCGGTTACGCTGTCTTGGCCGGTCGCGCAGCCCGAGGAAACCGAGTTGCAGCTGGTCCCCAGGGGGATGCTCATTCGCAGCGAGGAGTACCCCAGCGTCCCGATGAGAAGGCTGTCGTAGGGATTCATGGCCGCGCCGATATAGTTGTTTCCGGCGCCGAAGCCTTGGATCGTTTGGTACGTCGTGCCCCAGGTCACGGTGGCGGTCTGGGCGTGGGCGGGCGAGGGAAGGAAAAGGGCAAGCGATAGGATCATCCAGCGCAATCGTCGAACCATGCCGCTTGCCCTCCCTGCCCAGACGGTTAAAACGGTTAGGAGTTCTGCTGAATCGTGATGGAGGTCACGTCGACCGGAGGCGGCGGCGGACCGGCGAGAATCGGGACGTTCAGCGTTCCGGCGGTCGCTACGACCCCGTCGGGATTGGCATAGGTTGCCGACAGGTTGAAGCTGCCGGTAGCGGTGGGATCGACGGCGACGTTGACCGTCGCGCCGGTGGGATCGGTCGTATCGATGCTCACGACCGCGAGCGGATTGTCGGATGAGAAGACCGGCGGGGTCGCAAAGGCCGAAGCCGCCGGGGACGGGATTGCCGAAAAGTTGCCGATCGAGCCTGCGTTGACGCCTACCGTTGCGACTGCCGCGAATCTGCGCTGCTTAGCCATGGTGGAGCCTCCATTGGGGACGTTTTGAACGATTGTGATGAACCGGACATCGCTGGCCGCGGCCTCTAGCGCTGTGACCCGCGCGTCCAGTTCCGCGAACCTGCGATGATTGAGACGCTCGTCTGAATCGACGCGCTCCTCAAGACGGTTGACCTTTTCTTCGAGATGATGCAATCCCTGATCGTGGTCCTTGCGAAAAGCCATCGCCGTACCTCGCGCGGATTCTACTACGCGGGCGTCGCGCCGTCACCGCTTTGAGGTCCAAAGCGTTGTCGGGCTGCGCAACCACGCCTCGCCGCAAATCGCGTTGAGCGAGGGCGCGTCGATCACGCCGATGGAGTTCCAGGTGAACAGCGCGTAGCCGGGGGCCTCCTGGACGGGTCCGGGGTTCGCTCCCGTCCCCAGTACGTTCAGCAGCCACCAGATCGGCCCGTATCCGCACAGGGACACGCAATGATCGAGGTTGGCGTCGGGCGTGAAACCGGTCGCCAGCCATCCGTTCGTTGGAGGGTCCGGTACGGCGGTCTCCAGTTGATCGCCAGCGACCCCGATCTTGACGGGGCCTTGAACGATGGCGTTTTGGAGAACCGAAACGTTGGTCCAATCGACGGACACGGGCGAACCGTCGTCGTAGACACTCCCGTTCTGCGCGAATCCCGTCGTCTGCATCAATTTGAGAACGGTGATGAGGTCGGTACCATTCAGAACGTCGTTGGCCGCCGCCCAGACTCTAACCGTGGCGTCGCCGATGAAAACGCCGGGCGCGATCCCCTTGGCGAACGCCTCCTCGGCGGTGACGCAATCCCCGTCCACGTCGTTGAGCCACATGGACAGGTTCGCCGGCCGCCGGATGAACCGCGTTGGCGTCGCGCCTAGAATGCGATGAGGCGATGCCGCTGCGAGAGTGTGCCGGGGGGAGGGCCGGGCTCCGCGCCGCCGGCTCATAGATGCTGCGCCAGCGACTCAGGCAACGCGGCCCCTGGCTGCCCGCCCGCGTCAACGAGTCGATTGTAGTCGCGGATAAAGGCGCGCCGGGTCAGGTTCTTGCGCGGCCCGATCGAGACCGCGACCCCGTTGACCGTCATCCCGCGCTTGAACACCGCATCCGTTTTAGGGAGGGCTCCAGCGGCGGCGGCCGGAATCTGCATCAAAAAGCCCTCAATCGTCGACAGCACCAGCTCGAACAGGCCGACGACCAGCGTGATGATGCTCGCCGGGCCGGTCGGGAGCTGCTGGAGGACGTTGCCAATGTTCGACACCAGATCGGCGAGGAACGTGTCGATCTTGGCGAGGGCTCCGGCGGGCGGCGGGACGGTCGATTGATACTCGACGATGGCCAGACGCAGATCGGCCAGGCCGACCTGGATCAGCCCGATGATCGTCGAGATCGCCGGGCCGACGACCACGCCCGCGCCGGACAGCAGGGACAGGATCGAGGAGATCGCCTGCAGGCCGACCGGAATCCAGTTGAGAAGGTCGGTGAGCGCCGAGCAGCCGGTCAGCGTCAGGGAGACGCCAAGGACAGCGATGGCGGCCACTAGGCGGGCCGCACGGTTAAGAAAGGTGCGTCGGTTCATTGAGTCCCCTTTAGAACAGCATTGCAAGCGTCAGGAAGAACAGTCCCACGCCGATAAACTTTACGCGATACGGCTCGATCTGAGCGGGCCAGCCGAAACCCGCGATGGCGAACATTACCAGGGCGAAGACCACGAGGATCAGGTTCAGCGTGCCCGGTACGGGTCGTTGGAAGATCATGCTTTAGCCTCCGGCACGACGACTGCCCCACCGGGCGCTACTCTAACAGGAATCGAGTCGGTCGCGTCGGTGGTCACTGACACCTTGTTGACGGTCGCCTGGTACACGGTCTCCTGCAGCGCGAACTGGTTGAGCCAGTGCCAGGCGCCGTGCAGCAGCGCGTAGACCGACAGGCCGGTGATGACCAGCGTGTGCGTCCCGGTGCTCTGGTCGAGCGACCAGGTCCACGAGACGCCGACCGCGACCAGGAACGCCGCGACGATGCTGACCATTCGATTCACGGTCGCACGTCCCTGCTGCACCAGAGGGAACCATTTCGCCGTCTTAACCTTCTGCATCAGGTAGACGACGACCGCGCTCGACGTGAACTGGGTCATAACGACGTTGGAAACATCCATGCCATCGCTCCTTTTGCGTCCTCGATCTCAGATGCCCGCCCGGTGCTGGCCGGGATAGGGTTGCCGGTCTTCCAGCAGGATCAGCCGCCGCTCCTGGCCCTCGATGATCGCGGTCAGCTTGGCGGCGTTCTCCCGCAGCAGGTTGATATTGGTGTCCTGCCTCTCGGCGCTGTGATAGTAGGCGTCCTTCCAGGTTTCGATGATCGTCACCCGCCAGTTGAGATTACTCCACGAGAGAATCGCCGTAACGATAAACGTCGCCATTATCAGGATGTCGCCAAACGTGATCGTATCGACCCATGCGCGCAAAACTGCCCTCCGCGATGATGTTAACCCCTGTAACGTCTTTCACGGCTGGGCCGTCTCGCAATTTCCCGCCGAATCGCACACCGATAGGTACGGATTGGCCAGCGTCGCCCCGGTCCACGACACATGGAAAACATTGGCGCCCCAAGCGACGATTCGCCCGCTGCCGAATAACGCGTAGAAGGTGGAGTTCGTCTGCGTGTCGGTCCAGGACGCCTGGTAGATCGTGTTGGCGCCCTTGGGCGTCGCGGTCGCGGTGGTGATGGTCAGGCCGGGCGTCAGGATGCGGATCTCGTTCGACGGCGGGGAAAGCGCGCCGGTGGCCGATTGGGCCTCGACGATGTAGAAAGAGGTTGCTCCGGCGACGACGGTGGCGTCGGTGAAGGCGGTCGCCGACGGAGGGATCGGGGTCGCGCCATTGATCGGCGTCGTGCCGGACTCGCCGCCTGCGGTCGCCGACCGGTAGACGTTGAATCCGGCGACGGTGACGCCAGCGACGGGCGGTCCGGCGGTCCACGTCAACATCGTGCTGTGCGGGGTGGGGACGGGGGTGGGGACGGCGGTCAGCGCCAGCGGCGTCGCCAAGGCCGGCGGCGGCTGCGCTCCGGCCGAGGCCGCGACGGCGATAACGAGGGCGGCTAGGACGGCGATTCTCATTGCAACGTCACGCAATCGGCGTCCCAAGTCGACGAATTGAACGAGTCCACGTACAACTGGCAGCTCTGACCCGACGGCAGCGTCAGCGTCGACCCCGCCCCGTGCGTGCCCGATTGAATGTCGAACGTCGTCGCCGAGATGGTCGCCGCGTTCGCCGAGTGATTCACGATGCGCGTGGTGAACGTCGCGTTGCCGAGGGAGGACGGCGTCGGCAGGGTGATGGTGACGCTGTTGCTCGCGGCGACGTCGATCAGCACGGTTCGCTCGTTGTCGCTGTAGAGGATGGTGTAGGCGGTCGCGGCGCTATTGATCGAAGTCGGCGTCATACCGGACTGGATCGCCGCTGGCGTAACCGCCGCGCTGCCTGTGACGTTGTAGCCGACGAAATACTGCCCGTTCGCCGCTGGCGGCGTTGGCCCGCTGGAGATGGCCGTCCCGCCGGTGGCGTAGACGCCCAGCGCGAACTGCGTGCCGGAGTTGACCGTGCCGCTGCCGGACGGGGAGGCCCAGGAGCCGTCGCCGCGCCAGAACGTCGACGAGGTTGCGCCGGTGCCGGAGTTCAGGTGCGTAACGCCAAGGTTGCCGGCGACCCCGGTCGCCAGCGACAGGCTGGTTCCGTTGGTAAGCGTGACCACCGACGGCGTTCCCAGATTCGGCGTGGTCATCACGCAGGAGGTCACCAGGCAGAAGTTGCCCGAGCCGGAGGTGTTCCCGGCGGCGTCGGACGGCGTTACGGCGCTGGAGGTAATCGTCTGGGTCGAGCCTGCGAAATGGCCGACGCCCGCCGATGGCGACGCCGGGGCGACGATGCAGGTCGGGCAGGAAAGCGTCCCGGTCGAGGTGATCGTGCCGCCGGCGATCGGCGAGGTCGTGGCGACGCTGGTTACCGTTCCCGATGACGCCGAACAGGTCGAGCAGGAGATCACGCCGGTCGATGCGATCGAGATCGGCGAGGTCCCGCTCAGTCCGGCGCTGCCGACGGCGGCGATGGGGAGTTGGCCGGTTACGTCGGTGGCCAGGCCGACGGCGCTAAAGGACGGGGCTCCGGCCGCCGCGCCGTGCAGCACCGTCGTAGACGTGCCAAGCGAGCCCAGCGCCGACGTTGCCTGCCCGCCCGCGCCCAGCACGATGGCGTGAAGGGTGAGGGCGGCGGCGTTGGTCGTGCAGGTGGGGCAGGTTAGCGTCCCGGTTGTCGTGATGGGGCCGCCGCCAAGCGGGGTCGTCGTATCGACCTCTGTCACCGAGCCGGAACCGCCGGTCGCGCAGTCGCCGCTGGCCGGACTGACCACGCCTGCGTTATTGACGTGCAGACAGGCGGTGCCCGCGCCCGCCAGCGTGCCGCCGGTGATGGTGCCCGCGAGGTCAATGTCGCCGGAGGCGTCCAGCGTCGCGTTGGCGGTGCCTTCGATGTCGTTCGCGGTGGCGGCGCCGAACGCGAGCTGGCCGGAGGCGATCGAGCCTCCGATGGTTCCCCCGCCGCCGCCCCCTGCGACCGCCCACGACATGATGCCCATGGTGTCGCTGGTCAGAAAGTAGCTGGTATCCATCGCCGGGAGGGCGTCGGGCAGGGTGTAGACGCCGGTCGCCGCGAGCGTAGGGGGGCCGCGGAGTTCGACGTAGTTGTTGCTGCCATCCCCCGCGTACATTTGCAGCCGCGTCCCCAGCATGGTATCGACGGAGTTCGCAGCCAGGAGCGCACCGGCGTTCTCGTCGGCAATGTCGGTGAAGGTGATCGAGTTCGTGTTATAGGCCGCTTGCTCGAAGGAACCGGACCCGACCGCCATTACGATTTGCCCGAGGGCCTGCACGTCCACCGACGAGCCCAGCGTCACGTTGTCGGTCCCATAGTACTGAAGCAGCAGGTCGTTTGACCGCAGCGTCCCCGTCGAACACTCGTCGCACCCGGTCCAGTTGTCGTCGATGGAGTAAAAGTCCGGGTCCATCGTCGTTACCGGCTGGCCGAACGGGGCCGGGGACGCGCCGATGAAGTTCGTGATGTCGGGGGCGTTGTAAAGCCAGATCTCGCCCGCGCACGCGCCGCTGAGATTATAGAGCTGCGCGAGATTCGCGGTGGTCATGCCGGGACAGTCGCCGCCGCCGCCGCCGCCGCAGGTCGGCAGGATCGGAGCGTCGGCGGTCAGCGCGGCGGTGATGTTCTGTGAGCCGCCGGTGATCGTCAATCGCGCGTTGAAGTAGAACTTCTGCCCCGCGAAGCACACCGAGTCCGAGGCCACGTTGATATTCCACTGGGACGCGGGCGGGGCGGTGTGGCCGTCCTGGACCTGATTGTTGTCGGCCAGCGTCAGGGTGAGATTGGCCATCGAGTCGCATTGCACGACCGGGACCGTCGTCTGGAACGTCGACCCATTGAGCAGGGGCTGGGTGGTCGCCGACGGCGATGGCACGAAGGACGCGTTGACGGTGCAGTTGGACCAGAGTTTACCGTTGGCGTCTTTCACCTGGGCCTGCACGCTGGTAAATTGGCAGAAACCGGACGCTGGCAGCAGCAGTGCCGCCAAGACAGCGACGATCCCAAAGATGATCCGCGTCCGCATGGGCTATTGCCGCGGCGGCAGTCCTTGCCGCGGGACGAACGTCTTGCCGTCCGCCGACAGCATCGAGCTATGGTAGTCAAGGCCGGCGGCGGCCAGCGCTTTGGTCTCGATCTTGCCGATGGCGATCTCGTTGGCGCGGTTCTTCTGGAGAAGGGTCAGCACCTGCGAGCGGTAGTTCGCGCGGGCGGTTAGCAAAGGGGTCAGCGTCGCCAGCGTCGCGGGCGGGACGGGGACGGCGGCGGCGACGGCGGGCGCGGGCGTCGGCTTTGGCGTCGGGGCCGATAATGGAGCCGCTTGCGGACGCGGAGCGATCGGCGGCTTGGTCGTTGGCGCCGGCGATTGCGCGGCCGTAAGTCCAGCGAGCGCCAGCGGGAGGATTAGCGTGGGCAGCCAGATGCGAAGTTTCATCGAGGTCTCCTTTTTATTTCGTTCCAACGCAAGCCGTTGCCGACGACACGAGCATGCCGGTCGTGTCCACGCATACGAAGATTTGCCCAGAGGCGGCGGCCAGCTGCGGCGCGACGACGGTTCCGATGCCTCCTGCGCTTTGTATTGCGATCGATCCGCCCATCGAATCCGTAACATTCAGCGTCGCCCCGCTTCCGGCGACTGCCTGCAACCCAATGTTGTCGTCCGGGTCGGTCGTCGAGTTGGACAGGGCGATGGAGTCCCCTCCCGGTTCGACGATAATATCGATGCTCGATGCTGTCGATGAGTTCATGACGAGTCCGGAGGAGCCGGAATCATCTGGAGTGAGCGCAAAGAAGTCGGCGTTCGCTGTAAGGGTCGGACTGCCGCTGGTGGCATCGTTGAGGGTGAGGGAGCCGCCGAAGCCGCCATTTACGCCAGCCGTGATGGCCCCAACATACGATAGGGTGATGCTCCCATTTCCAACGCTGGCTACTCCACCGCCGTACCATGATTCGACGCCATCGTTGATGTCGTTAACGGAAACGCCATTTGTAGACAGCCCGATGGAACTGTCGCTGGAATCAACAGCCATATCCTCCGCCCAGATGCACGGCGGGTCATTCGAGTCGTACTCCGCGAAACAAAACGCCATCGCGTTTGCGGTGTCATAGCTGAACTCGCTATCGCTCAGCGCATCCGCGCCGCTCGCGTAGGGCAGGAACGGGCTGGAGACGGTGCCGCCGATGCCACCTCCACCGCCGCCCCCGCCGCCGCCATGACCCGCTGAGTTGGTGCTCAGGCGGATCGTGACGACAGCGGTCCCCGACGACGCGGTCGTGAACGCCACGCAGATATGCGAGTAGGCGGTGGGATTGAACTGCCACGTCCCGTTGCCGGTCGTCGTCGAGACGTTGGAGTTGTTGAGACTGGTCAGGACGGTGTAGGTGACGCCGCCGTCGCCGGTGCCGAAGAACGAGAGGGTGCCGCTCCACGTCCCCGATGCCGTGACCGTCGCGCCGCCGCTGCTGCCGACGGCGACGAAGATGGCGCCGGTCGAGTTCGCGGGAGGGTTGCCGCAATCCGCCGCCGCGGTCGTCAGGCTGCCCTGCTGGACCTGCGCGCGGGCGGGCGGCGAGGCGGCGACGGCGATGACGGCGAGGGTGATGCCGATGAGCCAACGTCGCATCGTTAGTCCTCCCGCTCCCGCCGCGTGTTGCGGCTGTACTTGCCCTTCATGTTCGTCTGCCTGAACGGGTCGCAGAACTGCGGGAACAACTCCTCGCGGTCGGGAGTCTCCTCGCAGCCCGCGGTCAGCGGCGTCGCCAGTTCGGGGTCGAGTTCGCTGCCCATCGCCGCCTTCATGCGTTTCGCGAGATTGTCGTCGAGTGTGCTCACTTGCGTCCTCCCTTTCGTCGCGCCGGACGGGGCATCCGCTTCGACGTCCTGCGTCCGCGGGAATGCTTGACCGTATGGACCTTGCCGCCCACGCTCACCCGTTTCAGATGCGGCGCGGGGATGTCGTGCATATGGCGATAAGCGGTCCACTTTCTATAGTCCTCTTTATTGCGAAAATGTTCGAGCGGCATCGCCGTCCTCCGTCCCGCTATCCCCGCTTGCCCATCTTGCGCTTCCCGTGATGCCGTTTGGCCATCTTGCCGCCGAAATGCCGTCCCTTTTTGCGGACCAGCGCGCGGCCGGGCAGCGACATCTCGTCGCCGACGGCGGTCGCGGGGGCCTCGCCGGAAGGTTGATCGCCTTTGTGGAATGCCATTCGTTGTCTCCTTTACGGTCGAATGATCGGATTGTTTTCGATGTCGCTCATGCCGCGAGCGGCGCGGGCGGCGTAGCCGTAGCCTTGGATTCTCGCGCGATAGTTGACGAGGCCCTCGCCTGCGCGCATCCGAGCCTTGTCGCCCCAAGCGCGAACGGCGGCGCGCTCCATCTCCGGCGTCCATACCGTCTGCTTGTTGAGCCACGTGGCGAGCTGCTCGGACTCGGTTGGACGGAGGCCAGAGGAACCTGCGGCCATGGACTCAGAGGCCTCACCTGTTCGCGGCGGCCGTATCATTGGCCTCGACGACGACGATGCGGGGGCGCGCGAGCCCCCTACGGGATCATAAGCAGTTCCCGTTCCGCGATTCAGTTGCGCCTTCATGCCAGGACGAAACGGGACCTTCTCGGGCTCGGCTATGGTCTCGGGAGATTCCTTGAGCCCCGCCGCGATCTCGGCCTGCAACTTGGCCAGCTTTTTCGCCGCCTGCGCTGCCGGCAAGTCCGTCTTCAGTTCGGCCTGTATCTTGGCGAGTTCCTGAGCCGCCTTGACCATCGCGTAATCCTCATCGCTGAGGAAAAAGTGGCCGATGGCAGGAGGGAGATTGGCGTAGGCGCGATTGGGGATAAGGGTCCCGAGAGTAGCGCCTCCAGCGGCACCGAGTTCCGCACCTCGCTTGCCCCCGACCGCGCCTCCAGCCGCGCCGCCAACGACCGCGCCACCAGCGGATTTCTTGGCGAAATTTAACAGCCCCCGCCCTGCCCCTCGGGCTATATCGGCAGCGCTCATCCTGGAGAGAGCGGCGACGGCCTCGGGGAGTTCCGCTACTGGGAGTAAGACGCTGGACGCGTCGGTCATCGGCGTAGGGTTTTGTCTCGCGCGCCATTGCCGGTAAGCCAGCTCCTTCTCGTTAGCGATATGCCTCGCGCCCGCCTGCTCCATCTGCGGCTTGAGCGGCGATTGTGAGACGCCGGGAGACGATACGCCTGCCGCCCTTGCGGCCGCCTGCGCCTGCGCGCCGCGACGAAAGTCGGCGTAGGCCGCTCGAAACCCAGGGTCCGCCGCCATCGCCTTAGAGATCACCTCGGCGTCAGACAGTCCCTTCGGCGCATCAATCGTGAACGATTGGCCGCCTACGTTGAGATTCACTTGCTCACGATCGGTTCCGTTGGCCATTATTGAATCACGATCGTACGCGTGCCTCCGGTGGCTGGCGGTGCCGCGGCGTTACCTGTTTGGCCGCTCATGCCGAGCTGCGACGACGCCGGGACCGACCGCCGCAGCGCTTCTAGCTCGCCCTGGAACAGTCTCATCTGCCGGTTGGCATAGTCCTTCGACGGCGTTTGCGGCCCCGGCAGCATCGCGGTGATCGCGTTCCGCAGCGTGTCGGACCCTTGACCCATTCCAGCGATCGACCGCAGCGACATCGCCGACTCCTGCAACGAGACGAGGCCGGTGACGTAGTCGATCTGCGCGGGCGAGAGCGTCGATGCCGCCTCGCTGCCGATGAACTCGGACATTGCGGAACTGGGATCGCGGCTTTGCAGCGCGATGGCGATTTGCGCGCGGGGCAGCGTTTTGAAATCCGCGTCGGTGAGGCCGTTGAGCGCCCGATTGAACTGTCCCGTCGTGTAATTGATCTCGTCGAACACGCCCGCGCGATTCTTGAGCTGCTGGCCGAGGCTCCCAGCGGCGAAGCGGCCGGGATTCGCGTTCATGGTCTCGGCGTTGACCATCACCGGCTGGCCGTTGGTCTTGTCGATCACCGAATACTGCTGAACCTTGCCTCGCGCCGTTGCATAGGCGTCTACGTAGGCTTTCTCCCGCGCAGCCGCCGCCGCCGCCGCAGCCGCAGCCTTGTCCGCTTGTCCCTTTTGCTGCGACGCGTTCACCGAGTCGAGCAGCTTTTTATCGTCGTCGGTGAACTCGGGGTCGCCCGGCTTGATGATGGCGAGTTGTCCGGCGCTGTTGACGCGGGAGACGCCGTAAGCAGGCCCCCCGCCGGTTGGAAATACCGGCTTGGCCTCGGTGGCGGCGGTGGGCTTGATTGGCCGCTCGGGAACTGGCTGCGAGAACGTCCTTGTAGCAGTATCGTAGACCTCGCCTCCGGGAGCGACAGGGAACTGGCGATCCGTAGTCGCTTTCGGCGCAAGCCCTAGAACCTGGAGCGCTTGATCCTGCGTCATGGGAGGCAATCCTAGCTGCTTCAGCCCGGCCTGGATCGTCGCAATCTTCTGCGCGAGAGGATCGACCGGCGGCTTCTCCTGCTGTGACAACGCCAGTTGCAATAGCCGCAGCTTGATCGCGTTCGACTGGTCGGTAAACGCCTGCGTCTTGACGTTCTGCTGCGCGGTCCCCAAGTCGTTGCCGAGGCCGCCGAGCGATTGCAGGGCTTGTGCGAAGGCTCCCATGCGCTAGCCTCCAACGCCTAGCGCGGACAGGTCCAGATCGCCACTATCGGTCCCACCGGTCCACAGGGAAGGGTCGATGAGGCTGCCATCGACCGGCGAGTCGGTCGTGGGGATCGAGCCTGAGGTGGGACCGCCGGGGAGGACCAGTCCGCCGCTGGACGCGCTAGCCTTGTTAGCGTTTCCCGCCGCCAGCGACCGCAATAACGCCTGCAACGCGGGCGTCATCGACTGCTGTCCCGGCAGCATCTTCTGAATCACCGACGCGTAGGACAATGGCAGTCCCAGTTTCGCCAGCGTCTGCTCCAGCGCGACCTGATAATTCTGCTGCTCGATCGGCCCGAGCGCCTGCGCCTCCTCCGACGCGAAGATGCCGGGGGCTTGGGAGAGACCACGGGAGGCAAGGTCGCCTTGGACCCGGTTGCCCACGGACTGGACCAGACCGGCGTTGATCGGGCCTTCGGCGCTCGTCACCATCGACGAGAATTGCGCCGGGGACATGCCTTCGATCGACTTGAGTTGCTTGTTGAGGCCGCTGGTGACGCCGCCGGATAACAGCGAGGTTAGCAGGTTGCCGATTGCGCCCGCGCCAGCGAGGCCGCCGGACACTGCGGTGCCTGCGGTCGAGCCGCCGCCGCCGGAGCCGCCGCCGCCCGAACCGCCACCGCCAAACAGGCCCCCGAGTTGTCCCAGCGAATCAGGCATTGAAGTACCCCTTCAAGGTATCGGCGTTGAACGGCAACGGCGTCGTCGGCGAGCCGCCATTCTGCGCCGAGAACGACGACAGGAAATTCGGCGCCGCCCCGCCTTGCGACCCGCTGGTGGCGTAGTCGGTATTGGCGGCGGCGGTGACCTGCGGCGCGGTGGCCGTCGTGCCCGGCGTCGACGCTGCGGGCGGGAGCAGCGACGGGATGTTCGCATGCTGCTGGGCGGAGATGGAGTTGCCGAGGCCGAGCAGCGTTGGGATGAGCCCAAGTATCTCGGGCATCAGGCGGCCTCCGTTAGACCGATGCAGCAGACCTGCGGCTCGACGAGCTGCTTCCCGCCGGTTTGACAAATCAGGCGCAACAGCGACGCCTCCGCTGGACGCTGCGGGTTGACCCAGGTGACGTAGGTGAGGTAGCCGCGGGCGGCGCACTCGGCGAGAACGTGGCGGACGAGGCCGCGGATCGTAGAGACCGGCGCGCCATCGACGGCCACAAGGCGCATCAGGATCACCGCGATATGCGCGGGCGCGGCGACCAGGATGGCGACCGGGGCGTCGGCGTTGTCGACCGCAAGCCAGATCCACTGAGGGTCGCAGCGGCGCTGCTCGTAGCCAGTCGCCAGCGCGGCAGGGAGAGTCTCGCCGGGGACGTAGTTGCGGACGCGAATGGCGGGCATGGTCACGAGATCACCCCCGGCGTCCCAAGCGCCTTATCGACGAGCTGGTATCCCACCCGGTCGATCTCAATTGGCCCGGCGCCCGAGAGCCGCGCGCCGAACCGCCAGCCGTTTTTGAACACGCCGCTGAACACTTCGTAATCTCCGCTCGCGGGGATCGGATAGGTCTGCAATGTAAAGGGACTCCCGTTGATGATGGGAGTAACGGAAAGGGAGGAGGCGCCGTTAGATATACCACGAACGGTGACGCGGCGGAACTGCATCTTTTGGTCGGGCGTGCGCCCTTCGGTGTCGGCGAGCGTGACCGACCAGGCGACGACCCGGGGAAGCTCCGACGCCCCGCCGCCGGTCAGCCATAAGAGGTCGTTGGCCTGCCAGCGCTGCAGCACCCCGTCGCTGAATCCGCCGAATAAGGTGATCGGGGAGGTGACCTCCGAGGAGCGCGCCTGGTAGATCGTCGAGATCGGGAACGGGAGGTCGATGATGGCCCAGGATTTGAGGACGATGTCATAGCACAGCAATCGCGTGAGGGCGCCGAGGGAGTTCGAGCCGACCGGGATGGCGGTGACGTACATCGCGGGCGACGCGGTCAGATCGGAACAGGACATCGCCAGCCAGTAGGGGTCGATGGGGACGATGTCGGCGGTCAGTCGCGAGTTCGACGCGAACAGGAACGGGCGGACCTCCTCGCTGATCAACGTATCGCGAACGCCGTCGAAATTGGCGATGCCGAGATGGGCGTAGCGCATGATCCCGAAGCCAGGGACGAAATGGATCGTACGGGGGGCCGAGCAGCCCATGTCGGAGCGGATGCGCTGGATGGCGAAATTGGAGGAGCCAAAGACGCCGACGATCTGGTACCCGGCGAAGTTTTTGAACGCCACCAGGGAGCCCTCGGGCGGGATGCCCTCGGCGCTGATCGTGAACGTCGCCAGGCCCATGCCGTCCGATCCGTCGTCCTTGTCGATGAACGCCTGGTTGACCGGGTTCCACGAAAACGGATTGTCGACGTCGGACATCTGGATCGAGGTCGGCCCGGCGATGCCGTTGGTCGAGTCGGTCGGCCAGGTGTTCCAGAGCCACAGCGAGCCGGAGTAGATGGAGAGGTGGCCGGCGCCGGGCGGGGCGGGGCCGGCGGTCGAGCCGGAGTTCTGCCATACGGCGGTGCCGTCCTCGATCTGATTGCCGACGATGGTGGGGAACGCCGGCTGGGTAAGGCCCGACTCGCCGGGGAACACGCAGGTGTAGTAGAAGCCGTTCGGCGTGTCCGGCTGCACGACCGCGTTGACGGCGTAGATCGTCGATGCCGCCCACGCCGGGTAGGCGGGCAGGAAGACGTTGATGATGGGAGTGGCGGCGTCGGTCCAGGTGCCTCCGCTCGACGGGGCCTCGCCGATTGCCGCCAGATTGCGCACGGTAAACGAGGAGGTCATGGTCGTGATGGCGACCGAGATGACCACGAAAACGCCGTTGTAGAGAGGATCGGCGATCCCCGCGAGGACGACGCTCGTGCCGACGGGCAGGAAGCCTTTGGACGTCGGGTCGGTGACCGATAGGGACGTCGAGGTGGTAACGGTGACCACGCCGTAGGCGTCGACCGAAACGCCGGTGATCGGGCCGGTCGGGGCGGGATTAACGGGCGATCCAGTCGAGTCCCAGTAGACCTGCGGCACGAATCCGTTGCCGAGGGCCATCGCGACGCGGTTGGTGAACTGGGCCATTTGAGGGATGCGCGAGGTCATGCCAACGATGCCGCCCGAGGCGGTTGCGCCGGGGAGGGAGGTCGGGCCGCCGGTGCCGCCCGATGGAGGGACGCCGAGGGATGGCGGGCACATCGGGAACAGCGCTACCACGTTCGCGTCGGTGTAGGGGATCGGCAGCGTCAGCGAGTTCGGCATCTTGTAGAGGACGACCTGCTGGGTGGTATCGGTGACCGGGCCGGGGTCCTGGAGGTCGCCGCCGACGGTGTCCTGGAAGCCGGGGCGCGACGGCGGCGACCACGTCGCCGATTGAATGACCAGTTGCGTCGAAGAGACGATGGAGACGACCGACGCCGCGACCCCGTTGTAATAGGCGCTGCCGGTGCCTTCGAGGACGACCGACTTGCCGACGTAGAAGGAGCCGGAGGTCGCCCCGGCGAGGGTCACCAGCGCCCGGCCGGTCGGATTGAACCCGGCGAGCGCGGGCGGCGAGATCAACACGTAGGGTTCGTTGGTGACCGAGGCGACGGGCAGGCCGCCGGGCGGGAACGGGGTCGCGCCGCCGTCGGTGAAACAGACGCGGGCGGTCAGCGGCGCTGGCTGCGGGACGGGAAGCCCGACGCCCGACAGAACCATCTCCGAGCCCGAGGTCAGCCCGCGGTAAACGTTATAGGCCCAGGCGTTCGGGACCACGTTCCAGCAGATGGTGATCGAGGAGTTGGCGTCGACGGCGGCGAAGACCTCGTTCGACGCCGGAGTCTCGCCGCCAGCGCCGTCGAGGGCGGTGACGAC